GAAATGGTTAAAGAGTTAAGAGATATTGCTGATGCGTGGGATATGAGATTTGGAGATGAAGAAATTGCTAAATCCTTAGATAATATAGCGCGTACTTTAAAAGCAGAATTAAATCCTATCCAAGATGTTGTTAAATTAAATGAAGAGAGATACGGATTAACTTTCAATCCTACAAAGGCTACTGAAAAGTTAGACGAGGAGTTAGCTGAATTTAAAGACGCTGTAAAAAATAATGACATCCACGAAATGGTAGATGCACTTAATGATTTGCGTACAGTAGCTATCGGGGAAATTAGGAAAATGGGTTATGATCCTATTTTAACTTTAAACGAAACAGTTAAAGAGATTAGTTCAAGAAAACAAGACCCTAAACAAAAACAAGCGTGGAAACAATATGGTATTCTTAAAGGAGATAAGTGGCAAAAAGATGTAAATCAATGTAGTGAAACGATATATAAAGCTGATTTTTCTTTATGTAAATTAAAGGATTAATTATGAGTGATAAATTAGATAGACTTATTGATTCTGCAAAGAGCAGGAAATCAAGTGAAACACTTTATGGTGTTTCTCCTTGCCACTTTGCTAACTTAACTTACAAAGGTGCATTATTAGAAAAAATAAGATTAGGTAAATTATTACTTAAAGACTTAATGAAAGACGAGTTTTGGTATATGAATAAAAGGGTAGATATAGTTGACCAAGCTATATCATTTAATCACTTTTTATTAGATGAGATTAAACAATGTAAAGGTATTTAAAATGCAATTTATTATAGAATTTATAAGAGAAAACAAACCTACATTCAGTAAAGAGGTTGAGTTAGATAAATTAGAGTTACTTATATGTGAAGCAAAAGAGGCTATTTTAGATAAGGATTTAGTTGATAGTGTATTACTTTACACCTATTGTGAGAACCAATTAAACTATTGTAGGTTTCAAATGTTACCTAATTTAGATAACAGATTAAAACAATATGAGGATAGTTTAGTTTGGCTTACCTTGTATACTGAACGTTATTTTAACGAAACAGATAAGAGTGTTTTTGATATTATGGTTAATAAAGGTTTAGACAGTTATTTGTGGGAACACGGAGATAGATTAACTAAAAGACTTATTAAGGTATACATAGAAGGACTTAATAATGCCTAATATAGACGAATTAAAATTACATTACAGAAATTTACCTAAGCTTTGGGCTAATTATAATAGAGCTATGTTTTCTATTTCAGAGGATAAATTAAGTAACTTAAAGGCTAAGCTCCTAAGTGTAGTAGAGAGTAATAAACAAATAAATTTATATGTACAAGAGGGTTGTGGTTTATTAGTTAAAGAAACCTACAAGGAAATATCTTATTCTGGTCTTGACTTTAAAGACTATTTTGATAAAACATTTTCTAAATCTGAGGATAATAGTGTTAGTTTTGATTCAAGAGCTTCTGTTATTGTTATTTACAATGTAGGGTTAGAAAAAGCATTAAATACAGAGTTTAGTGCTAAGCTTTTATTAGGTTTAATAAAACAAGCACAAGATTTAAACAAAGTCGTTATGTTATCTTCACATCTACGTTATAACGATTTCTACAAAAAATACCAAATAGAATTTATAAACAAATTAACAATAAGTAAAAAACAAGAAGAAAAGATATTTTAATCTTTTCTTTCAGTAAAGGAGTATAATGTATAAGGAATTGACAACTTTATTAGGTAAAGCTAATAGGTTTATTATAACAGGAGATATTCATTTAGATTTAACTAAAAATACTGAATTTGAGTTAAATAGATTTAAGGAATATATTAATCTTTTAGATAAAGAGGCAGGTGTTATTGTGTTTGCTGGTGACCTATTTAATCGTGCTAAACCTACACTAATAGAAATAAAAGCTTTTTATGAAGCTATCAACTTATTATCTATAAATCATAAGATAGTTATTATAGATGGTAATCACGAAAAGGTAGATAAGTATACCACTACATTTGATTATTTACCTCGAGATAAATTTATATATCTTACAGCCCCTACTGTATATAAATACAACAAAGTTAATTTATGGTTTGTTGGGCATTCTCATTTAAAAGATGTTAACACTATCGAGTTATTAGAGGGTAAAAACTTGTTAGTATCACATTTTAGGTGTAGTTTAGGAGTTATCAAACAAGAGGTTAATGTAAATCAAATTAGTAAGGATTTTGATTATGTCATTGTAGGTGACATACACCAACACTACAAACCTTTTAATAATGTAGAATATACAAGCCAACCTTACAACACGCACTATGACACACAAAAAGATAATGGTTATATTGTGTTAGATTTAAAACCACGAACGTATAAAGTTACTTATAAAAAAGTAAATCTCCCGAATAAGTATAAATTAGAGCTTACAGCCAAAGAGTATTTAGATTTATTTCATAGTTTTAGTAAAGATAATTTATATAAAATAACTATCAAAGACAGGGTAGATAATGTTAAAAATTTAAGTAAAAGAGATAATGTATTACTTTCATTCTCACCAACTATAAATATAGACGAGGGACAATTAGATACAATTAAAGATGAGTTACGGGAAAGTGGTAACATAGATGTAGTTACAACAATGAAGAGGTTAATTAGAGAGAGCGAAGAGTTAAATGAAACTACTTTACGAAAAGGCGAGGAATTAGTTGAGCATATAGTTAAAGGTTATTTATAAAATGGAGGTACAAATGATAGTTTATTTATTAGGTTCATTACTTATTTTCACATTAGCAACTTACACAATGTTAGGATGTCATTATGATTGAATTTAAGTATATAGATATAGAAAATTTTATGTCTATTAAAAAAGAAAGAGTAGTGTTTGAAAATGGTATTTACTCATTATCAGGTAAAAATATGGCAGGTAAAACTACAACTATTTTAGCATTATTGCAAGGGCTTTATAATAAAAATATAAAGTCTGGTTCAGATAAAATAGAGGAAACTTACAATAAGATAACTAAATTACCTTATAAAATTGAGATAAATTTCTTCAAAAATAATAAGGAGTATTTAGTTATAAATGATAGGGTTAATAATAGTATTTCTATATTAGAGGATGATATAGATATATCACCTAAATCTATTAAAGCACAGTTAAAGAAAATTGAGGATATTATAGGATTTAGTTATACTATTTTTAGTTCATTTTATTATTTATCTACAACTACTTTGTTAGATATATTTAATGTGAGCTCAGATAATAATTTAGTATATAAGTTTTTTGATATAGAAACTATTAAGTTATTAGAGAAAGAATTGAAAACAAGACAGAAAGAGTTAAAGTTAGATATTCAAATGGTATCAGCTAATTTGAAGTCTATTGATAAACAAATAAATATGCTTACTAATTTTAAGCAAATTGATAAAGAGGGTTTATTAAATAAAAAAAGTATTTTACAAGAAGCATTATTAACACTGTTAGATAGTAATGAAAGTAAGAAAGTTAAATTACTACATAATGAAATTAGTAAATTAGATAACCAACTCAATAGTTTAAAAGTTGAGTATAAAGCTCATCAAGCTAAGTTAAGTATTTTAGAGAAACAAAAGGCAACATTTGATAGAGGTATATGTCCTGTGTGTGGAAGTAATGTCGAAAATATGACAACATCTTTAACACAAGAGTTAGAAGATTTACACAAATTAAAAGATAACATATTAGCTCAAAAGGTACAAATTGATACTAAAAAGGATAATATATTATCTATCTTAGTTGAAAGTGAAACTAACTTAAAAATCAAACAAACAGAGTTAAATAATGAAATACAATCTATTGATGCACAACTTTTAGTTTATGAGGAAGAGGAACGAAGATACAAACAATTAGCTGATAATTTAATTCACTTAGAAAAAGAAAAGTTAATCTTTAAAGAAAAATATAGTGATATTCAAGATGAGTTAGCTTATATATCAGTTGCTTTAGCTGTGATTAAGTCTAATGCTATAACAAAAGAATACTTAAATAACTTTATTGTTTTATTAAATAGTAAGATAAAAGAGTTATCTGAATATGTAAATTTTACCACGGATATTATTATAAGTGAAACAAGAGGTAAATTAAAGTTTAAATTTGTTGAGGGTAATATAGAAAAGACACTTAATGCTTTGTCTGCTGGTGAGAAAACAAGAGTAGCATTAATTACTTTATTTAGTGTATTAGAAACATTATCTATACTTGCTAACAATAAGTTTAATCTGTTAGTGTTGGATGAGTTATTAGGTGTGTTAGATGAAGAGGGTGTAGAAACATTAAAATTATTATTACAAAAGTATAAAGATAATATGTGTATCTTTGTAGTTTTACACCACAACGAAATAGATAGTAACTTTTTTGACGGTGTATATAATGTACATAAAACAAATGGAATTACAAATATAGAATATAAAGGAAATTAAAAATGACAATAAATAAGAGAAATATAAAATACGAGGATTTTGTGAGAGAGAATCCTCATTTTATTGAGAGTAAAGTTAAGATGTTTTGTTTCAGCAAAGGTTATATACATCTTTACGATATTCTTTTAAGTGAAGCCCAAATCATTGTTTTAAACTCTATTGAAACATACGATAACGAACAAGGAACACTTAAAGGTTGGATTAGTATTAATATACTTAATGGTTTAAGAAAGTTTATGAATAGTTACAATGAGTATAACAATACAAGTTTATACGAAATTCACGATGTTGATAACTCAAAAGTACATATTGATTCGGATAGTTGTTTAGAGTTTCTTATTTATTTTGATAAGTTCAGCAAGGTAGAGCAGTTCATTATTGTATCTTATTTTTTTGAGAATGAAACTATAACTTATATATCAAAGTTGTTAGGTCTACCTCGCTATAAAATAAATAATGTAGTTGATAGTTACAGTGAGTTTATGAAATGTGTTAGAACACACACTACAAGTAACTTTGAGTTATTAGCTAAAGGTTCTATTAATGAATTATAGAACACTTGAAAATATATATCAGGCGTTGGATGAGCTTTTGTTCCTCCCTGATATATACAGTAGGAAATATAGATATGAAAAACTACACAACCAATATCCTGACACATTAGATAAAATAGTAAGTTATACTTTTGAGCTTAACAAATTAAATGTTACCCCTATTTATAATGATTTTACAAATTTTGATTATTCTATTGATTTTGGTAATTTAGTTTACTGTAATATGAATGATGAAGATTATCAAACTACTTTTACTCAACTACCATATCCTATACAAAAATTAATATACATTATTTTAAATAAAACACTTATAAATAAATTAGGTGAAGATTACTTACTAATTAAAATGGATAAGTACTATAAACTATCTGAATTGCTTTTAGACTTGCAAATGCCTGATATTATAGATAAAGTAAGTGTAGGTATTCAAGGATTAAAAAGAGATAAAATAAAGACAATAGAGTTTCCTATCTATTTATACCAAATCCCTAATAAATTATCATATGATAGGCTACAATACTTTATAAAAAAAGATGGAGAGTATGTTTCTAACATTAATTCAGGTGTTATCAGGGAATATATTAAAAACAATATAATGGAAGCTAATTATGGTGTTATAGGTATAACAACTAAGATACGAGGATTTAAGAGGAAATATAAGTTTATACCTTTATACTTTAATCTCAATAGTAATAATGTTAAATTATTGTATCAAAATAAAGGTGCTGAGTACAGTAATGATTTAGACAGTTTAAATTTAGATAATATACCTAAACTAATTACTTTAAATAATGAGGATGAACTTAAAAACTTTATCTCTAAAAAGAAAAAGAAAGTTACTTACATAGTGTTATCTAATAATGGTGTAGAGGTTATGAAGCCTAACATAGAGTATAAGAATGTTAAAATACTTGATTACATTTATAATGATTATTACGAAGCAAAAGGGTTAGTTGTTGAGTTTCAAGGCAGAAATTATGAAATATATTTTAATGTTATGGAAACTCACTATATAGATTCTATTGAGGATAAATATGTAAGAATTAGTGTAGTTAATTATAAAGGTGTAGTTTTAAGTGTATATTACAACTCGGAGCTTAAATTATGGAGTAGGGTTAATAAGGTGTGTAAAGTGTGTGGTAAGGTTGATAGTAAGCATAATAGGGATGGTGTTTGTAATAGTTGTATTTATAAATTTGAAAGGTATGTTGAGATTGTTAATAGAGAGTGTATTGTTGATTGTGTATCAGAATTTGAAACGACTGTAGGTAATTATAGTTTCAAAAGTGTAGGAGGTAAGTTAGTAGTAAGTTGTATAGGTGTTTGTCAGCAGAATTTAGATTTGTTCAAAGGGAAGCTTTGTGAGAGTATTTAACTCTCACTCATAATAACAACCCTCTAACTCACCTATTATAAATAGTGTAAAGCTACCTAATAAAAAACCTATGAAGAATGAAGTCATTTTAGCTCCTTTAATAATTCTCTAATATATTTTTCAGTTATTTTACTATAACTCCTATCAACTTCTAATCTTTTATGATTAACATAGTTTAAGTAGTTTTTACATTGGTTACTGCTAAAAAACTCTATATTATTTATCATATTATCTGTAATGATTATATCAGAGTATATTGCTTGTGTTTTGTTATAATCATCTACATAAACTAAAACTATATATTTTCCTAAATTATATATTTTACATTTTTTCATTTGTTTTCCTTACTTTCTAATTTCATTTTCAAAGTAATCACTGAAATCTTTATAACTTGATTTCATATAAGATTGTATCATAGTATCTTTGAATTTGTTAAGTGTTTTTACTTCAAAATAATCATTTAATTCTGATTTTTTAAATAATTCTACTGCTTTTCTTCCAGCTTCATCTTTATCAAAACCTAAGTAAATAGTTTCAATTCCTTTTTCTAACAACTTCTTTATCTTATTATTACTCATATTGTAAGCAACACCAAAGTTACATATTGCTGAATAACCTAAATCCACGAAGGATAAAGTATCAAAAATACCCTCTGTTAAGATTACATAATTATTACTAAGTTGTGGATAAATTATATCTTTTACTTGGAAATTTTTACTATGTAAGTACTTTGGTTGTGTGTTACTGTCTAATGCTCTTGTTTCAAAAGCAACTATTTCATCTTTCTCTTTAATAGGTATTATCAACCTATTTCTAAATTTACCTTTACGACATACGTAAATACCTAAATCATTTATAACTTGTTTAGATAACCCTCTGTAAGTTTTTATATCTTCATTCTTAGGCGGTAATATAATACTTGCTTTAACCTCATATTTACTCTTTATGTTTTCAGCACCTTTTAACTTATTTTTAAGTTGTTGGTAATAACTTGCTCGTTCTAACTCTTCGGTATCAATTTCTTTATCTAACCAAAACCCTTTTTCCAACTTATAACCACAAGTGTAACAAAATGCAAAGCCTGTATCAGTATTAATACTAAAAGATGGTTTACTGTCATTGTGGTGAGGATTAAGGCATTGAGATAATAAATATCCTTCACCTGATTTACTATATTTTATACTAAGTTTGTCTAACTTAGTTGTAATTATTTTCTCTAACATTTAAAATCCTTTGTTTTTATAAGCCCAAAAGTTTGTTCTGCGTTATAACCAAAAAGCTTTGTGAAACTTTTATAGGCACATTCCGAGCAACTTTTGTTCCATCTTATAACTTTTATTGTATAACCATTTGGGAGTATAATAGTGTTATTTACCCATTTAGCTTTATAAGGTTTCAAGATTGTTTTCTTTAACCAACCCAAAGACCATTTAAACCTTTTACCTCTCTTATCTTTATTATAATACCAAACTCTACTATACTTTTCACCCTTTAACCTCTTTTTAATATATCTTTCATCTTGTAGAGAACCCCAAACAACACTATAAACAATATCTTCTGTCATATCACACTCAAACATATATTTTAGTTGTTTATATTTTCTTTCTTTCACTTTATTTATTATACCTCTTTTTCTGCCATTTAGTTTATTAAAATGATAATTATAGTAATGTAGTTGCATATAGCTCCTTTAAATTATTTGTATTGAAATTGTAACATAAGTTGCTTAAAGTTAGTTTAAATTATAGTTTATTGTGTGAAGAAGGCTCTAAAAAAAAAGCCTTCTCGTAGTTTTATTCAATAACTGTATATAAGTCAGTGAATGACATTGTATCAAAATCATTCTTTACCATACAAGTTATCTTTTGTGCATTTCTTGCTTTCTCTACTATAATACGAGAAACATTTTCAGCTCTTTCTTCTTTGTCTTGATATATAACTAAAAATAATGATGAGCTATATATTAGTTCTTGGCTACCTCTACTTGATATTTGTATATGCCCATTTTTAGACACTTCTAAATTAACTTGCGTAGGTGATAGGATAACTACACCTGATTCGATAGCAAGTTGATGTAACTCTTTAACAAGGTTTGCTAAACTTTTCCACTCGTCATTAACACTATCAAAAGCTACAAGGTTTAAATAATCAATAACAATAAGTTTAACACCTTTGTCAATTAAATCTTTAATTGTATCTTTTAATCCTGATATAGTATATCTTTTATGTTTGATGTAAAACTTATTTTCTCTATCAAAGTACTTAACTTTCCACTTGTCTATTAACTCTTTTTTACTTGAATTTTGTAGTAACTCTTTATAGTTAGTCTTGTTAATTTGTGAGTACATACGTGTTAAAAGTAAGCTTTCATCTAATTCAAGTGAAAGGAAACCTACACTATGCCCTTGCTCATACGTGTATAATGCTTGTTGTAGAGATAATAAGGACTTACCCCCACTCGACTTAGCACCAATGATAGATAATCCTGTAAAGTTAATTCCTCTATCTCTAAGTGTGTCTAAACAATTATCAATATAAGATAAATTAACATTCTTAAAATCAACATTTAAAATATCATCAACACCACTATCATCAACTTTATTAATTTTATTTTGTAAATCTAATAAAACAACTTTTAGTTTGTCTAAATCTTTGTTCTCAGCTAACTCAACTATCTTAGCAACCTCACTATCAACTGATTTAGCTACACTATCATACCTTAACTCAGATAGTAATTCATCTGTGTTTAACTCACTCTCTATTTTATTTAATGAATCTATAATAGCTGTGTAAGTTTCTGCTTTGTCTTTTGGTAATTTAGATTGAAACAGAGCTATTATATCATCTTTTGTGGGTAATTTATTGTGTTTAGAATAATAAGTGTCAAATAACCTTACTATATTTTTATAAGCCCCTGAAAATAAGTTAGGTGTGAGCTTATTAAGTAACTGCACGTTTCTATCTTTTAGTAATTGTTTTAGTGCTATCTTTTGAAAGTTCATTTATTCTCCTTTAATTGTTCATTCATTATTAATCCTTTATTTTAGTAGAACCTATACTTAATATAAATTCAAATAAAATAAAGAGATTTCCTCTTTATTTGTTGTTATTTTGTTTACCACAGAAAGTGTGTAACTCTTCGGGGATGTCTTCTACACCTAACTCCATTAGTGTTGATACGTAGTCTGCGACATAAACTTGTAACCTAAATAAGAATGCTGCATAAATCTGTGTAAATCCTTTTGGTCGTTCTAAGATTAAGGTATTAGTTGCAGAATTAATTTTAAAAGTGGTACTGCTATCTAAGTCTTTGTGTATATTTTTATTAAATAAATCTAAGCTAAACTTTTTATTCTTCGTTGTGTTTGTTAAATTAGTTAGAGGCTTTAACGTTTTACTGATATATAACAAATCACTTAAAACACAATAACCTCTTAATTTAATCTGACTATCTAAACCTTTAAATGTAACACCTCTTTTATTAAATGACAAACCATAATAGCCTAAGTCTTTTTGGTAAATATAAAACACTTCGCCTTGGTAATGTGTCATACGTAGTATTGCAGTGTAAGGTAATAATTCTCCTTTATCACTATAAATAGTAACACCCATATTTAATAGTGTTTCAAAATACTTTTTAATTACAACTATATCTAATCTCATTTTAATCTCCTTTATTTGTTGTTAGAATTGTAGCATAGTTTTCTTAAACTCTACTTAATCTCCTGTATAATTTTTATCATTTCTTAACCAATCTATTGTAGGTTGTCCTACATAGTCTTTCCGCCAAATAAACCAAGCATAGCATATAGCATTACTTGTACCTGTATTAATACCATTTTTATACATAGGTTGTCTATTACTAAAAACTAATACATTCTTTAACATCATATTACTTGTAAAGAAATCATATCTTTTAATACTTTCTAAGAAGGTTATTTTTAGGGACATAGCCACACCTATCTCAGCAACAGCTAAACTCTTCTCTACAAAAGGTATAAGGAGTTTAGAATCATAAGGAGGGTTTGTTATAACCCAATCATACTTTTTATTAGGTTTCCATTGTAAGAAGTCAATACCACTTTCTACACTTGGTTCACCATAATCATATAAATCTACTGCCTTCACTTCACAATTTTTATGATATTGTTTTACTAATTTTCCTATATTATTTTTACCTGCACAGGGTTCTGACACTTCATATAAATTATTGTCTAAGTAACCACTCTCTAATAATGATTTTGTAGATATATCAGGTGTAGGGTAAAAATCCCTACTACACCTTTCTGATTTACCTTTTCCGCCTGTCATTAAACTAACTCCTGCCATTATCTATCCTTTTATTATATTTATTCTCTAACTTAAAATCCATTTGTCAACCTTATAAAATAAAAAAGCTAAGGCAAATTGAGTAATAAGTAAATGTATATACTCAGCATACTTATTTCCTTCACAGCATTTATATTTAATTAAAAAGTAAAGTGGTATAAATGCTATAACACCACTTATCAACCATCTGGTTAAATATAATAAATAGTTTAAAGTTAAGTAATCAGTCATTTCTAAACCTTTCTATTCTATTACTTCTATTTCCATATCTTTAATATCAATTTCTTTTATCATTTTATAACTCCTTATCTTTTAATTACTTCACAAATTACTTTTCAAGTATATAACTTTTTCTGAATGGTAATAAGTATTAACGGAACTTTTTGTAAAAAAAGGTAGTCCAGACTACCTTTTCAAGTATATAACTTTTTCTGAATGGTAATAAGTATTAACGGAACTTTTTTAAGGGTACCGGTACCCAAATCAAGTAAAATTATAACAAAAAAATAAATTGTATGTCAAGTGTTTTACAAAAAGAGAAAGTCAAGAAAGTTTATTTAAAACTTCCTCAATCTCTTCTAATGTAGCGTTGTTAGATAAAATTTCTAACTCCCCTACACTATAACCTATTTCTAAATCTGCCTCATTATCTACTTCCCAGCTCTCATCATATTTATAAGTCATCAGTTCAATTAAATTATCATTTAACCATTTAATAATCCCTGTGTCAGGTTTAACATATAACATAACGCTGTCGTGAACTGTGTTAGAAATTATTATATCTTCTATATAACCTTGCTTCTCTATTCTTTCTTGTAATTTAAAGATAGTTCTAACCATCAGTAAAGCAAAAGATTGAATAGTTGTATTTACCATAGTTCTTAAAATACTTGCATATTGTCTATCATCACTCATATCTTTTAAATTACTTCTTACCTTTAAACCAAAAGCACCTGTAACAAAACCTTTACTTAAAATTTGTTTTTCTATTTTACCCCAATACTTTTTAGTAACAGCATACATTTCCCAATATTTATCTAATATCTTTTGTGCTTCTTCTTTTGAGATTTTTAATGATTTACTTACAGCAATATGTGTACTTCCATAAGTTGCTCCAAATGTAACAGACTTCCCCTGCTGCCTTAAATCTTTTATTTCATCTTTTAAAGAGTTAATACTTTCAGGGTTGTCTCTATTAAAAGTTATTCCTCTATTTTTTATTTCTTCTTCAAAATAGTATGTTGCTGCTAAAGTATGTCCATCAAATCCTTGTGTAAAAACTTTTATTTTATTAGGGTCTTTTGTTACATTAGCCCCTACTCTGTCTTCGCAATCTGTTATGAGGTTTGCTACACCTCTCTCCAATTTCTTGGAGTGTCGGACTATATCATCACCCACAGCATTATCTGTTTGGGTGGTACCTGTTTCGACTTCACTTGAAGCCTACCCTACTCCCTTTAAGGTTATTTTAATAACCCCATCTAATTTTATATAGGTGTCATTAGTCTTGTATCTGACAAGATGTAGGTTTCGGTAGTCTCTGAACCGATTAGTGTTTTATTCTATTTATCTTTATAAATAAATTTATAACCATTAAATACTTTATTATATCTTAAAGTACGACTTATATTACTATGGTTTGTATTAAAATATTCAGCAGCCTCTTTTATAGAATAGAACTCTTTTATAATATCACCTGTTGTAATATCAATTTGGTATAAAGGTTTCCTTAAAGTAGAAATTTTAGCTGGTTTAGGTCTAAATGTTCCTTCTTTATACCTCCATTTAAAATCACCTGTTGTTTTTCTTTCACCTCTACATACTTTACCAATTAAAGCTGTGTGTAAATTATTTTGTTTAGCTGCTTCTGTTATAGATGGGTACTCTTCTAAAACTTCATTTGTATTTTTATCAATCTTTAAAACTTCTGTGGTTGGAACTTTAACTAACCCATTAGCTTGTGCATGTTGGTTATTTTCTTTAATTGTAACCCATTCTAAATTATTTAATGAATTATTTGTTTTGTTTCCATCTTTGTGATTAACACAACATTTATTTTCTGGGTTAGGTATAAAATGTAATGCTAATAATCTGTGAATAAAAACATTCTTTCTCTTTTTTGTTTTAGGTTGAACTAATGTTACCAAATAATAACCTACACCTTTATCTAAAACAGGTTTTAATTTTATCCATTTATCCCCTAAACCACTAATTTTATATTTATACCCACTATAAACATCACCATTTTCTGTAATTTTATATACACCATTGTAACCATCAATCAACTTTTCTCTCATTTAAACCCCTTAATTTTCTTATATTATATCAAAAAATTAAGGAAATATCAAGAACAAAACACTAACTTGGCTGCTGATTGTCCTCAACTTTACTTGTTAGGATTTCCAGCAATTAAGGTACTTTTCATAAAAGGTTTCCCTTTTATGCCCCCGATTTGTTAAGGGCTGAAAAATCAGAGTAAGCAACTAAATAACCTTTCGGTGCTATCTGTGTTTTTTTAAAATCTTTTCCATAACCTGATGTTGCTGGGGTATTTTGAAAATTTATCTGACCTGAACTTGATAACCTACCAGAAACTACTTTTGCTGTATTAAAATTTGATACTATTCTTTTATTTCCATCAATATCATCTAAAACTATTTTAGGGATTTTATCTGTAAATGATGTAATAACTGTCTTAACTTTTGCTATTTCTAATAAATCATATACAATTTGATATTCTTCACTATCTTCACCAACCTCTTTCAATAAATTCTCTAAAACTTCTTTTCCTGTTGCTTCACTACCACTTTTAGTTTTTTCTAAAACAGGTAACCCTAAAACATCGTATAACAATACTCTTACTTGATTGCTTGACTTTGGGTTAAAATCTAACTTAATATCATCTATTGTTAGTTGTTTAGTTTTTAATTTAGCATTTCTTTTTATCATTTCTCTTTCTTTTAATATATAAGTAGTTTCTTTTACTGCTTCCCTATCTCTTAAATCGTCTAATGCTTTATTGTAAGTTTCTTTTAATTTATCATTTAATTCATTCATTTTACCAATATCAAAAACTACACCTTGTAATTCTACTTTTAATAATGATAATAAAGCAGGTTTATATATATTAAAATAAATATCTTCTTGGTTTTCTTCAAGCAATAAATTAGAAAGCTTATTATATAAGTAATAAGTCCCTATTGTATCTAACCCATTATACTTACCTGTGTCTTCATAATTAGTATTTATTAAATTACTTTGGTCTATATCATCATCATAATTCCCAAGAAAATCATAAACTAATTTTTTAAGCCCTAATTCAGGTCTATCTACTGAGTTATAACATAAATAAGCCATTTGTAATGTGTCTTCATAGCCTTTAAAATAGTTAGCACCTTTTATAGCTCCTTTAACATCACCTAAACCTTGCATCCAATATCTATACACAAAAAACTTTAAGTCAAATTTACCATTATGTAAAATAAATCTACCTTTATAATTTTCAAAAAATGATTTCACTAATTTATTTAATTTTTGGTAATCATCTGAATAAACTTTATGTAAAGGTATAACAACTGCTGATTTATCATCTTCACTGAATGATACAGTTAATAACTCATCTTCCCAAAAATTAAGTCCCGTTGTTTCAATATCCATAGCTAATAAATCTTTATTTATAAGTTTTTTTAACTCATTTTTTGCTTCTTCATAAGTATTACATAATTTAATATCAAATGTTTTAAAAAGTTCCTCTTTGTTATCTCTATACATTCCTTGATACAAGGCTTTTAAAAGTCCTAACCCTTTATTTAGTAACTCTTTCTTATTTGGTTGAAAAGATAATACTTGATAATTTACAATAGGTAGAATTTTCAAACCATCTTTTTCTCTCAAACTTCCAATTTCTCTTTCAAAAGCAGGTTTCTTTTTTTCTTCTAAAATAAACTTATAATAATCTGTATTAGCAACCATAATTTTATCTATTCCGTAAGTTTCAACTAACTCATATACTGCTTCTAACTCTTCCATTGCTATACTTTTTTTTAAGCTTCCTTTTTCGGGGGTAAATACACCTACTACTAAAACTCTACCTCTAAACTCACCTAAGGGGGTTATATAGTTATTTAATACGGCTGGTAAACTATTTGTAGCTTTCTCAGGTAAGATTAGCAATGTATCTATATTTTCACTGTTTTTATTTATTGATAATAATCTCATTTTATTTCCTTTTGTTCTAATAAATCTAATTTTATATATTTATTGTCATTATCTAAGTAACCTACAATCTCTTGTTCTACAATAAAACCATAAAAGTCTTTATACTCTTTAATCATTCTCTCTGCTAATTGTTGATTACATTCTTGATACGTTTTAGTTCTGTGGTCCTTTATATACCATTTACCCTCATATAAAGGTCTATCACTGAACTTATAAAAATACCTTAAACTTATATTTCCAAATAACTCTACCTTACGGTACCATTGTAAATTCCTGTGCAATTTCATTATCATCCTTCTTTTAAAATATAATAGCTAATGTAATATCATAATCTTTATTTTCTGTATTAGCATAAACACCTATCCTACCTGTACACACACAATCTGCTTTATCTAAGATTATATTGACTACCAAATGTACTAACAAATCTATAACGTTATTATAAGTTATATCCTTTATTGCCCAACTCCAAGAATTCACCCTACTCAATGTAAGAAAGGCACTAATAAAATCATCGTGCTCCTTTACTAATATATCTGTTATTTTACTTTCTAACTTACCCTTCCTCATCCACTTTTGAACTGTACCATAGTTTAAATACATTTATTCTCCTTTTTGTAATTATACCTTATTGGTTTAATAATGTTTGACATCGTATGTAATTTAGTGTAATACTTACACCTTTAAGCTAAAAGAAAAGAGAAACTATTTAAGTTTCCCCTCTGTTAATTCTTTCATTTTCTCTGCTAACTCTCTTGTAGGCTCTTGTGTAGCTTTCTCTAATCTTAAATCAAAGAAAGTTTCTAATTGTTTTTTAGGAAATAGTTGCCAAATCGTTGTGTATAAAGCAACAGGTAACACTACTCTTGCGTCTTCTGGTTTCCACCCTTGTGCTAATAATAAATTATATTTATCAAGGTGTGAGCTATAATCAATAGGTTCCTTATTAGAGAATTGATAAAATTCAAAATTACCTTTTGTGTATCTCCTGCTAAGTTCGTTTGCAACTACTCTGTGTCTAATAGTATGTCTAACTACAAAAATAGGAACTTTATACCTAAAACAAAATGTATTCTCAAAAATCATTTTAAAATCTTGCTCTGATTTATTAAACCAACCTGAAATATCTTTGTTAAAATACTTAATACTCATAAAATTATCATTTAATAGAGCTCGTAAATTAGTAATAATATAAGGTTTTTTATCTTGTCCTACTACAACCTCACTATATTTCAAACAATGAGGTTGATATGGTTGTGTAGTTTTGTTATAAACTACACTTGCTAACTCTTGTAAGTAATTCATTTCTAATTGACCTAGCACCACAGGAATAAACTCAAATGACGTGTTAGGTCTTGAAGCATTCTCTTTCATTAGTCTATGGTAAAGTTTTTCAGGGTTCTTACTCTCATCTTTACCAAAACTGATTGATGCAATCCTCGTAACAACATCAATTCTGTTATCTTCACTTTTATTAGCTTGTGAATTATCCCATAACTCTACAAACCCTATATTATCATTATACAAAGCTATTTTACCTAAAAGTTTCATTATAACTCCTTAATCTTATTTAATTTATCTACCAGTATATCTATATCGAAATCCTCAGCTAATCTATTAAGAATACTATCTAAGGGTAACTCTGTAAGTATATCTAATAAATCCTCTTTATGTAATTCTAATGGTATATTTATAGCTACTTTATTACCTCTAACCTCTACTTCCATTGTTTGTTTATATTCTGTTCTTATATCCATAATTTATCCTTTATAGTACCACAACTTTATCATTATAAAAATATAATGGTTGTATTCCTTTTTCTCTTAAAGCTAACTCTAAATGACTTACTAAAAATAAATCACAATCTATCACACATTTAGTACACTTAGCTTTCACTACTAATTCAGCAAGTCTGTATGCTACTCTTCTCAAATCATCTCTATTAGGTTTATCAGTAAATATCAGTAAATTGTTAACCTCTTCAATGTTTGTTGGATTATACACAAACGCCTCATTAATTTGTCTTAACTTTGTATTCTTTGTTAAGTTAAATATCATAATTTCTCCTTTCTTACTTAGAATTATATCATTTTTAAACTTAAAGTTTCCTTAAATTAATTAAATTTTTAAGTTTTTCTTTATGTGTTATATTATTTTCTTGACCTTTTATAATAAAATCATACAATTTTAAATCATTTTTATAAAAAATTAAAGCAAATTGGTTTATATTATAAGTTTTCTTTATATAGTGTACAATGTATTCTATTGTTTGCTTACTTCTATTGTCTAATTTATATACAAAATTATAGTATGTATTTGTATAATCTATAACCACACCTATAAAATCCTTAGTTATTTTTGGTAATTTTATAGGAAGTTGTATATTTAAAGTAGTTTCAATAGTGTTATACCTGTATTTAGCTACTAAAACCTTTTTCAATATAAATTGATAAGCTTTGAATGATTGAAAATCTTGTAATTTTAAGAAATTTATCATTTTTTCTTTGGGTATATTACCACTATTTAACTCGTGAAGTAATACTTTAAATTCTTTTATTGTATTCTTAAAAGCTAACTTCTTAGGTGTAGCAACTATTAAATTAAACTTTTTATAGTTAGGATTCACACATAAGTAAATCAACTCCTGGCTAATACTACAATCTTTTAATTTTATCTTATTTTCACATAGATTATTAAATTCTATAATACTCTTTACCATTATTAATCCTTTATATCATACATAGCTCTATAAGGCTTATACTTTGCTTCTAAGCAACTTTATTAAGTTTTAGGTGTATTTGTATATCTAAGTATAAAAAGTTGCTTAGAATGCTTTATTTAATAACATTCATTGTGTATAAACTAAAATAACCTATAAAATTCAATGTCATTAAAATTAGTATAAAAATATAAAATCCCTAAATTAAGGTAAATACCCTATGGGAAATTTTATATAATAAATATATACTAATAATAAAGTTATTTTATAGCTCTTGTAAGTCTTTATATAATTTTATTTTACTACTAACTGTTTGGTGTAAAGTATGTCTTAACTCTTTTATAACTGTACTCTTAGCTTCTACCTTTACCTGTAAATCTTTAATAGTTTGTCTAAGTAGTAGTAAATCATTCACAGTAATACTAACTTTATCCTCACCTTTTAATTCATAACTTGCTTTGTTTATTTGTTGTAATAAAAAATCTATTCTTTTCATTTTATATCCTTATAATTCTTGTGGATTGTCTATACACCATTTTATCATTTTGAAATTCATAATCTATGTTAGCCTCAAAAGACTCTCTATCATCTTTTAAATTTAATACTTCTAAAACTACTATATTGTCATATTCATTTATTACTGTAACTTTAAACATTATACATCCTTTACTAATTTATTTATTAATTGTTTTCTTTTATTTCTGTACTCTCTCATATATTTCCTTCTCTTTTCTTTATTATAGTTAGCTTTTTTGTACTCATTATTTTGCTCTAAAAATAAATCATAACTGTTAGGCTTTACAATAAATCTGATAGTCGACTTAGACACCTTGTATATTTCTTTTAAATCATTATAACTATAAAGCCCCGACGCATACAATTCTTTTATTTTTTGTTTGTCTTCATCACTTAGTTTTTTTCGCCTATCTACCCCTAAGTTTGATAAATTAACTTGTTTTATCATTATTTTACTCCTAAAATTCAATGTCATTAAAATTAGTATAAAAATATAAAATCCCTAAATTAAGGTAAATACCCTATGGGAAATTTTATATAATAAATATATACTATAATAAAGTTATTTTATTTACTTTTATTACTTAATTGTAATATATTTATTTCAACGCTTTTGTATAAATCAATATAACAATTATATAAATTTATTTTTATTAAATTATCATAATCCTTTTGTTGATACACTTCCGCTCTCGTCAGCACACAAATACTATCCATACAAAACTTAATATAGTAATGTCTATTATTTTTAATGTGTCCTACCTTATCTATAATTTTATACTCAACCAAACAATTAAACAAACTTTCTTTTGTTAAATCGATTAAATTAATCTTACATAACATACTACCTCCTTTTAAAGTGTTTTAAGCAACTTTATATACTTAGATATACAAATACACCTAAAACTTAATAAAGTTGCTTAGAAGCAAAGTATGAGCCTTATAGAGCTATATACTTATCAAACTTCACAACTCTCTTACTGTCTTTCTCTTTAACTACTAATTTATTTATATCATTATACCTTTGTTTACATTGTTTAGTTAATACACCACCAAACATAATGTCAATAAATAAAGGTTTTTGTTTTGTACTATGTTCACGTACTAATCTACCTCTAAGCTGTTCTAAGTTTTCTTTTGTAAGTGTAGATAAATTAATAATAGTGTCCAACCTCTCTATTGATACACCTTTATTTAAAATAACCCCTGAAATAATAATATCTAATTCCTCATCTCCAAAATTATTTATTATCTCCTCTCTATCACTCTTTTTCACTTTACTATTGATGATACCGACTTTTAATCCTATGTCTTCTAATAGTAACTTATAGTATTCCATAACGATACTGTAATTAGTGTAAAGTAGAATTTGTCTATTTTCCTTTTTAAGTTGAGTTATTAGGTTTATAACATATTTACTAAACTCTTCATTGCACACAATGTTTGAGTAAGCATCAGCAAATGAATTACCGTCCCATTTAGTTCTCCACGAGGTCAAATCTAAAATATCCCATTGTACTTTTAGACCTTTATTTAATCCTACTACTTCATTACTTCCAAATAAATCTCTAAGTAATTCAGTTAAACCATCAGACCTTGTAGGAGTAGCCGTAACAAATAATTGGTATGCGTGATTCAAATTAGCTAAAACATCTCTATAAGTTTCAGCTCCTAAAATGTGTGCCTCATCTACAATCACAAATCCTACAATTTTAGATAATTCTTGTACTATGTCAGCATTCCTATGTAAAAATTGAAATGTAGTAATATAAACGTCTTTTGTTATGTCTAATTTTTTATCCTTTACAATTTGGTAATTTCCATTTGAGTTATGTTTGAATTCTTTACTCATTTGCTCTACTAAAAACTTTCTATCTACAATAATTAAAGTTTTTTGATTAATTTCCTCCACAATAAAAGGTAAAATAAAACTTTTACCGAAACCACAAGGAGCTACTAATAAACAATCGCCTTTGTTTTTTAAATTTTCAATAACTTTGTTTACTGCTATTTCTTGGTTAGGTCTAAGTTTCAAGTTATCTGACTTCCTAAAATTAGTTAGATTATTTTTAGTTGTTTTGTCTATTATTTTTAAACTACCTAAAACATTTTTTAATTTATCTATATCTCTCGGGAATTTAATATAATCTTTACCTACTTTTGTGGAGGTCACTATTTTGTAATCAAAATTACTACCTTGCCTATAAGAATACTTTTTAATAGCTTCTAAACTATTCTTAGTTTTTGGTACAATATAAAACCCTGATTTTATTACCTCTATCATTTTGCACCTCCTTTGTAATAATTCACTAAATTAACTAAGTCTTCAATCTCTAAGTCTAAATCTTGTAAAGTGACTGTTATATACCCTAAGGTAGTCCAATCATAATCCTCACAACCTTTATACACATAAGGTCTATTTGTGCCAAATTCTATTTCTACTCTATCTATTATGTTATCCACCATATACTCTAATATCTCTAAGACATAATCAGATAAAGCTATTGCAAAAGCCTCTTCTATGTCGTGTGCTTCTATTGTTAAACTCATTTTATAATCCTTTTTCTTATGTATTTTTAATGTCATTATTTTACACCTATTTTTATAAAATCCCTAAATTAAGGATAATACCCTATGGGAAATTTTATATAATAAATATATACTAATAATAAAGTTATTTTTAACTATCTAAATCAAATCTATTTTCGTTTAAAATATCACATATTTTCTGTGCATCTTTTTCTGTTTTAAAATAAACTCTATCAGGAAAATAAAAATAATCTGTTATACTTGTTATCCATTGTTCATTGTTTTCTTCTACAAAAATCTTTTTTAAAACCAAACAATTCTATCTAATGTATCACTCATTTATTTATCCTTTTATTTATGTAATTGTTTTAAACTAAAACAATTACATCCGAAATAATCTGAAACTTTTGGATAATAATCTTCATATTCTTCTATTTCTGTATTATATATTTGTTGTGTTAAACAATTACTAACACATTCTTCTCCGTTATAGTATATACAGTTTTTACATATTCTATTTTCAAAATCATCATATATTTTATTTATTAAAAATCTTACATCAGTTGTTTTCACTACTTTTTCAGTTACTGCTTTGTCATCATCTTCATATCTTGTTACTTTAAAATTTAAAGCTTTTTCTCTTGTTAATTCCATTTTACACCTCTTTTTATACGACTAATAAGACTTGGATTAACTCCAAATTTTATAGCTAGATCTTTATTCTTATAACAGTTTTTAACATATTTTTTAGCTCTTTAACTTTTCTTCATTTAATCTTGCTCTATTATGGTTTTCTCTTTTTAAGTTTCTTAATCCTTACTCATTACAAGCTTTTCTACAATTTTCACCCCTTGTTGTATACTCTAAATTTTCTGCATTATTATTTCTTGCTACTTCATTATCAATTAGTATTAACTCTTTATAAGATCCTGATAATTCAAATCTTATTTTAAGCTCTTCTATATCCATTAAATGATAAGAAGTATTTTTGCATTTCTTCTAATTTTATTTGTTTTTCTTTTCAATAACAAAATAAATAGTTATGTCCTTACAGTTAGAGTCAATTTGTAAAATATTGATTTGATCTATTTCATCCTTATAAGGAAACCATACATCATTTAGTAACAAATATCTTAACCTTGATATATAAAAATTTCCAACATTTTCTATTGTATGTTCAATAATTTTTCCGTGATTATACCCAAATACTCTCATTTTAAGCTCCTTTTGTAGTTTATGTATATTTTATAATTATATTTGCTATCTTACCTCTAAGCATACTTTATGTTAAATTGTACTAACTATGTCATCAATTACTAAATCCGGACGACTTAATAAGATTTTAACTAAATCCCACGAATCTTTTAACTCTTCATACTTTAACTTAGAATTAATGTACTCTAAATGACTTGATTTTAGTACATTATTACTTTGGTAAAACTCTCCTAATACTTTATCTTTTGCTGTTCTATCTTTTGGATTATCTTTTTTCCACTCATTATATAACTTAGTTTCTAAGTGTTCTAAATCAACTTTATTACTTATATACTCAAATCTTGCTACTGCTAAACTACCTTTTAACTCTTTAATTTTATTTAAACTCATTTTTGATCCTTTTTGTTTTGTTTATTTTGTGCTTTTATTTTAGTAAATTTTTTCTCTAAGTGTAGTAACACCCGCTCATTATCTTCTACATAACCTGAACCTAAATCATAAAGCTCAGTTAAACAAGCATCACTGAACTCTAATAACTCTTCAACTACTCTAATTAATTTTTTATTTTGTTTTTCTAATTTCATTTTTTAATCCTTTTTCTTATGTATTTTTAATGTCATTATTTTACACCTATTTTTATAAAACCCCTAAATTAAGGATAATACCCTATGGGAAATTTTATATAATAAATATATACTAATAATAAAGTTATTTTATGTTTATTTAATTATCATTTATATTGTTTAGTACAACATAATCAACCCTAAACCGTTGTTCTTTAAACAACCACTTACTGTCAGTTCTTAGTTGAGCTTCAAATTCTACATATTCCTACGATAACAGCTCTTTTTATAATTTTACTTTACCTTACTATTATACATAGCTCTATAAGGCTCATACTTTGCTTCTAAGCAACTTTATTAAGTTTTATAAGCAAACATACTATAAGCCTTTTAAAGTTGCTTAAAACTCAATAGGGTTGTCTTATAGGGCTATTACCTTTTGTTTTATCAATTATTTTATTTAGTGATATTGTGTACTCCACGTCTACACTACTTCCGTCTTTAAAAATATACCTAATTATTTTATGTTTCTGCTCTTCTTTTAAGTAAATAGTATCTAAAACCTCACTAAAATACTCACTAACATTTTCAGCTTTTATTATTTTATCACTTGTATACTTCATTTTTAATCCTTTTTCTTATGTATTTCCACTGTCATTAAAATTAGTATAAAAATATAAAATCCCTAAATTAAGGATAATACCCTATGGGAAATTTTATATAATAAATATATACTATAATAAAGTTATTTTTAACTATCTGAATTAACTAAATAGACTCTAAATATAAATCATCTATCTTATTATTTAGTACATCATAATCAGCTCTAAACCATTGTTCTTTAAACAACCACTCCCCGTTTTCTTTTATAACCACAACTGTTATGTAACAATACGGTGGTTGATCCTCCATTAAATCCCTAAAATCTATGTTTAGACTACAACTAACCGTGCAAGTATCACTAATTAATTTACAGTTTTTTAACTCGTGGAGTATAAAGTGTTTTGAATAAATACCTCCGTCATCTTTTGGTTGAGCTTCAAATTCTACATAATCAATAGCCCCTATTTTTCTATTTACAATGTTTTCTAACTTTCTAACTAATCGTGTAGTTGTTATAAAATCATCTATTTCTAATTCATTTTCTACATATTCCTGTGATAACAACTCTTTTGGTGTATTCCATTTCATTTTATAATCCTTTTTATAATTTTACTTTACCTTACTATTATACATAGCTCTATAAGGCTCATACTTTGCTTCTAAGCAACTTTATTAAGTTTTATAAGCAAACATACTATAAGCCTTTTAAAGTTGCTTAAATCCTTTTATTTTTACTAATTATTTCGAAGTCAATAAATGATACAGGAATTAGCACAAAGGTTTCAAGTGTTTGTTTATAACCGTAAAGGTAAAATTTACCTACATTTCCTGCTAAACCGTCAAACACTAATTTATAATTTCTTACTCTTATAACTTGTCCTTTTGTTAAGTAAATAATACTATTCATCTCTTACTCCTTTTCTTTTTATTTTGTTTGAAATACTTTATATTTTGTGGGTTTTTAATTATAATTCCTACCTTTTCAGTAGTTAACCCACTTAAATAATGATAGGTAACACCCTCAAACTCTATAATATAAGTTTGGTATTTTTTCAGTATTTTATATTTTGTTTGTCCTTTTCTGTGATTTTCAACCCATAAATGTTCTCTAAAATCATCCCAGGTGGAAGTAGTAGGGTTATATTTTGTTACATTTAGTAACAAAACTAAGTCTTTATAGCCAACTTTACTGAATTTTGCTACTCTTGCTCTAAATTTATCCATAATTTATCCATTTATTGTATAAAATTTAGACAATCAGCACATACAAAATAACCATTAGCATCATAAAGTTTTGTATGTTCTCCACATACCTCACAAACAATAGGTGTATTTTCTATAAAAAAATCATCATAATATGGTAACTCCTCCACCTCAAATTGTTTTTTACTAACTTGTCGAATAAACTCTTGATTTTGTAAGAGTTTCAAAGTTTCTACCATTTTATCATAATAGATTATTTCGTTTTTAGTGTGTTCATTGTCATACCCTACTGATAAATTTATCATAGCAACTTTTGTATGTTCAGCAACCGTCACCCCGTCTGTGTAGCTTCCCATACCCTCTTGAAAACCTAAATCTAAAAATATGTTATTTAAGTCTTGTGCATCAAAACCATAAGTAGCAAATTCATTTACTCCATTTGGACTTCTACGGTCTAATGAAATAATACACGACCAATTTTCATCTTTATACAAAGTATTACACCAAGTACCTACACCTATTCCTCCTATCTCTTCATCCGTAGTAAGTAAAATATCGTAATCATTTATACTATTTTTTAGTAAAGATTCAACAATCCATACACCACATCTATCATCGCCACCTAAACAACTTGCTTTACTTTTCTTATTTAGTGTTATTGTGTTACCTATAATATCTAAATCAGTGCTATTCAGTGCTGATTTATACCTGTGAGTGTTTATCGTGTCCAAGTGGGCTGTTAAAAGAGGTTTCAAGCCCTCTTTACTTCCTTTAATAAGTACAGCACCTGCCGTTATCTCATATTTTTTTATTAAGCTATTCTGTGTTTCTTTTAGTAATTGTATTAAGTTTTTCATTTTTAAAATCCTTTATTTTTTTTTAGTTTAGTTCCTCAAAATCGATATTGCTATCGTTTTTCAGTGTTTCTATTTCGTCCTCATTTAACTCACATAGTTCTGGTATAAAAGTAGGTTGTCCGTTTATTGTTACCAAATTACCGTCTATTTCGTCATCATCTAAGACTATTTCATAACCGAAATAGTCTGACAGCTCATAATAATTGAAATAATTAGCTACATTTTCAGTGTGGTACAATGCACGGTTTGAACTTTCGATACCATAAGTTGTTATAATTCCCTCAGTAGTACTATAAATACTGTTATTAGCTTCTGATACATACTCTTGTATCACTTCATCATATATTACTTCATCTTCTGGTAGATAGTCGTCAGTATCTAAACAGTAATAAGCCTCATCACTTTCTATGTATGCATCTAATTGTTCAGAATATACATAATATCTCTCTAAACACTGTGAGCATATATTCATTAGCCCTTCTCCATATACCTCAATTTCATTCATTTCACTATCTGCCTCATCACAATACTCACACATTATCTGAGTGTATTCACCACAAGTAGAATCCAACACCACTGACTGTTCATCATTAGTTAGGTAATTCGTTTCTATGTGCTCACAATAACTTAATGTGTCTAAAAATGGTAAATAATACTGGTCTAAATCTACATAGTCCTCATGTTTTGTATGTACTTTTATATCATCATAAAAAACTTTATTCTCATAAATGAAACTCCCTTTTTCCTGGTATGATTGATATTTTTTGAACACCATATTGTTTTTTGTTGCATACTGTTGAAAAAAATGTAGGTATTTTTCCTCAGTGTAGTAAATTCTATCCATAAAATCTACTGTCTGATTAAGTTGTGGAAAATATACATTTTTCCATAATAGTGCTCTCGCAATTAATGTGTTTTTACTGTTAGTTAAATAAAGAACCCCCACATCGAAATTTTCCATTAGAAAAGTGTAATAACTTCCATTATTTCGCATACAACTATTTCCAACAGTTCCTTTTGGGTAGTGTTCAAGATTATAAATCGCTTCAATATCACTTGATTTTAACATTTTTAAGTCTTTATCTATTTTATACTTTATACCCCATTCTGCAACTATTTTTCCAATAATAGTGCTATCTAATTCAGGGAAAATAGATTTCAGGATTTTTCCTAATTTCACAGGGTTTTCAGGGTTACTTTTAAAATACCAATTTCCACTCGCTCCGTTGTATAAATAGTTTGTATTAGGTTCTGATTTATAGTTTTTATCTACTAAAACCTCGTACAAGGTTTTGTTTTCATTGTTTGCAACTGTGGTTAATGATTCCTCAGATATTAAGTTTTCATTCACTGTTGCCATAACTTCCATAAGTCTATCCATTGATAGACGCGATATATATAATATGTTCATTTTTAAGTCCTTTTTGTTTTGATTTTATTTTGTGTTTGCACCTAATGACTACACAAATATAAGGGTAATTTCATATTACTGAAAAAATTACCCTTATATTTATATAACATTGTGATTTAATTCTACTTAATAAATCACCTTATTTATGGGAAGTGGTGATTATTATTTAGTGTTTTTCATATTTTATAAAATAATTGTATAACATTGTCAAACATTAATCAGTTATGACTACCTTACAAAATTTTTTTATTTTTTGTAAGGTAGTGAAATTTTTGTAAGTTTTTGAGTTCAGTTTTTTGAGTTCAGTTTTTTGAGTTCAGTTTTTTGAGTTCAGTTTTTTGAGTTCAGTTTTTTGAGTTCAGTTTTTTGAACTTAATGGAACATCGCCGAAAAACCAAGTAAAAAGCTGAACGAAATTATTATGTCGATTTTGTTGTATCTCATTTTGAATCCTTTATTTTTTATTTTTTAAATTACATTTTAATTTTTTAAATAAGCTTGAAAATCAGCTATCACAAAATTGATTTCAGATAGCTTTAAATTTTCTTTGAAGAGTTGGTCTTTAATTTGTATTAACATTTTAACCTGCTCTTTTTTATTTAGTTCTTTGAAAAACTCCACTAAGTTTATATAATCATTTAATTTCATTTTGAATCCTTTATTAAAGTTTCTAAATTAGCTTTTAAATTGTAAGAGCTTACTACGATACAACCTCCACAGTCTTTTCCACGGTATTTTTTCCCGCCAATTTCCCTGCTTATTTTTAAAGCTTGATTAAACAATTTAGAAATAGAATTTATGTCTATTTTATAATCAATCTCTTTTAATCTAAGAAAATACAAAAAGTGAATCACATATCTAGGGTTACCATTCACATCGTTCTTAACTCTTTTATACTCAACTTCTACATCATTTACAGTTACATAGTTAACCATATTCAAATCCTTTAAATTTAATTTTGTGATATTCTATTTACATAATGAGAACATCATCAAACTAAATCGTTTGATTGAACCTTTAAACAACACTCCAATGCACTTCCAACACTTGGTAGCCAACCTTTAAAAGTTCCTTAACAACAAATTATCAAATATCGTTTATAGTGTTATGATGATTTAATCAAACCACTTGGTGCTATTGTTTGGATTATGTTTTTAGTATTTTGAAAATACTTTATGTAATCCTTGCACCTTTTAAATAAATAAAAACTCAAACCTTTTTGAAAGAAACTTTTAATCTCTTTCAAGCCGTTTGTTTGTTTATGAGTTGGAATTATAGTAAATTTTTGTTTGAATGTCAAGTGATTTTTAATAAATTTATACACAAATTTTAATGAATGTTTAATAAAGTCCGTAAATAAGGGTTATAAAATTATTGTAAATTTTGTTATTTTTAGTGTAGATAGCTTGAAGGTGTATTATAATAGTTATAATAGATTATATGATAGCTTGGAGGTGTATTATAGATAGCTGTATGGAGGTGTATTATAATAGTTATAATAGATTATATGATAGCTTGGAGGTGTATTATAGATAGCTGTATGGAGGTGTATTATAATAGTTATAATAGATTATATGATAGCTTGGAGGTGTATTATAATAGTGTTATTAGTGGAGTGTGCTTCCATTATATGTTTGACTCAAACATAATGATACAGGGGGATGTTAGTTTGAGATTTTTAGTGGTTGTTTTGGAGAGTACAAAACACTCTCAAACACGTTATGTAATATATACTCTGAGTATAATTAAATACTATTGGAGAGCGTCACAAAACACTCTCAAACACGTTATGCAATATAGATATACACAATATCTAAGTTAATTCTACTAAACACAAAACACTCTCAAAATCACACCACCAATTTTCGCCCCAAAACCTTTGCCTGATTGTCTAATGAATGTAAATCAGAGTTATTATCAATATCATTCGGGAAACTAATGTCATCAAAACTTAATTCTGATTTATGAGTATCTAAAACACCTTTAAATTGTTTATTAACTTTAACAAAAACACAATCATAAGAATCAAATACTTTACTTTCATAAGGGTATCTATAATCAGGTATTAATACAAAATCATAATTAACTCCCACCGATTCTATATATGATTTTAAAACTAAACTCCAATACAATTTCCCTTTACACTCCTTAACCGATTCTGCGTAGTGTTGTATAAACTGCCTCCAAGTCAAACTCCCTGAAGGACTTACTAATGAACTACTATTCTTTAATCTGTCTAAACACACTACACTAAACCCAAATAACTTACTTATTTCCTCTTTTACTTTATCAGCAAAATGGACTACCAAAACTCTCTTTCCTCTAAATTCTAAATAGTCTTGAAGGAAAGTAGCAAAGGTATCCTTCCCTGACCTTTGCTTCCCTGCTATAAATACTAACTTAGGTTTCTTAGTACTACTCATTTTATCTCCTTCCTTTTTCTCTTTTCATTTGTGTCATCCTACCATAATAATTATCAGGGACTCCAATATCATTATGACATTTTAATGTTACTATTTTACTTATTGTCTTTTGTGTTGTGTTATACTCTTTAGCTAAATCACTTTGACTAATTCCTTCTAAGTAATCTATCCTTATTTTTAACAACTCTTCCTCTGACCAAGCTTTCTGTATTCCTACTCTTTTCTTCATTTTATCTCCTCACCATTATAACTTAGAAATAGTGAAATCGGATAATTGATTTAATTCTTTTAAAAAAGAAACACTCACATTATTTATTTGTCCAACATAATAATCTTTATGGTGTTCTAATTCTGATTTCATCTTTTTAATCCAAGCTTTCACGCCTAAGTTATAATCATTTGCTTCCATTTTATATCTAAACGCTCTTTTATACACTTTATAAGCTAATTTAGCTTCATCTCTTGTTACTTCCATTTTATTACCTTTGTTGTTTTACCTAACTTCATAATCTTCATCATCTACCAATAACACACTACCTCTGTACTTATTTATAAAATCATAAATATAATTAAAATCTACTGTAATTGGTATTTCTTCAGGTTTTAGAAAACCTATTTTAGTAGGTAATCTTCCTGCTACATAATGTAGTTTATCATCAATCACAAAAGTATCACAATAGTATTTTAAAAATAAATCAGTTACACTTTTCATATTTTATCCTTCATTTGTGTTATAAATCGCTCCAGCCATCTAAAATAGTAGGTTGTTTATAATTTATACTTGTTACCTCAAAATTGTTTGTTCTACTTGTTGTTTCATCAATAACCCCTGATTGTAAATCTAAATGCTTATAAGGATTAGTTGTTTCATTGTAAATAGGGTTAAATTCTATTTGTTTCAATAACCAATCACATCTGTATTTAGCATATTGTGTTACACTCTCTGATGATTGTCCTAACACTTTATCACCTAAAATAGAAACACTGAATTTTATCTCCCACTCTGTTGCTTGTCTGAATAAGTCATAGATAACGTCTGTGTATTCCTCTTTAAGTTCAGGGTATTCATTCCAAATCTCTAAGAATATGTTTCTAAATAATACAATGTGGAGTTCCTCTTCCTGTCTAATATATCTAATTTGTGTGTCTGTTGATGACATCAGACCTCTTGAATTTAGATTATGGAAGAATTGGAATCCGTTGTAAAAATACAAACCCTCTAAGATGTAGTTCCCTATAATAGATTTCATAAATGTTGCTTCACAAGGATTATCTATAAAATCTTGATAAATACTCGCTATAAACTTATTTCTTTCTAACAATAACTTATTATCTCTCCAACGATAAACAATTTCAGTAGCCTCTTTATGACTAAATAATGAACTTAGTATATGTCCATAACTTAAACTGTGATTACTTTCTTCATAAGTTTGGAAAGCTAAACAAATAACAACCTCTGGTGCTGTGATATAGTCAGCTATATTAGGTATATTATTTGTTTGTACACTATCTAAGAAAACTAAAAAACTAATAATATCTTTGTATGCCTCTTGCTCTGCTTTTGTTAAGCTAAACCAAGTTTCTTTGTCAGGGAGCATATCTACTTTATAAGGTATCCACACCTTAGTGAACATACTCTCATATAGCTTAATAGCCCATTTATATTTACTTGTTTCTAAGTTTAGTAAATTAGTTGTGTTACCATTTATTATTCTTATATTGTTATCATCGCCTGTTGGGTTAAATAATCTCTTCTTTTCCATTATATTCCTTTATAATTTATGTTATGCTAACCTCTTAAAAAGAGGGTGATTGTCTTAATTTGCACAATCAATACATTTATTTGATTCTTTTGAATCAATAGTTAAGCTATAATACACTGCTTTCAATTCTTTATTTTTAAAAGCATTCAATATACTATCACTAATAAGTTTTATATTAGTATTTTCAGGATTGATAAATAACTCCATTGAAATACCTGTATCGACCCATCTCTGTAACCTTGTTGTCATATGCACTATATCGTGTGCAGGTATTTGATACTTAGCTTTATAACTCCAATAGTTAGTTTTTATAAATTTAGGCATAACAGGTACATTCATACCCCCTAACTTTTGATAAAAGAACTTTTCTTGTGGCGGTAAGTAACTTGCCGTCGTACCCATAAGTAATCCTGTTGAAGTGTTAGGTGCTATTGCTAACAACCAACCATTCCTTAGTCCATACTTATTTATGTCATTTATTAAACCAACCCAATCTAAATTGTTTAAACTTCTTTGGTTTAACTCTTCTGGTAATGTACCAAATAATGTCTTAATACCATTAAAAGCTTTGTAACTACCTTTTTCCTTAGCTATTTCCATACTACCTTTAAATGTATAGAATGAAATAAGTTCTATTAGTTTTTCAGCCTCGTAATAACCTTTTTCACTGTTATAAACAACATTCTTACTTGCTAAATAATCAGCTAACCCTAAAATACCTATTCCTATATTTCTAAACAACTCTGATGAATTCTTAGCCTCTGGTACAGGCATTGTTCCAGTATCAATAGAATTGTCTAACATTTCTACTGCACATTTAGCTACCTCCTCAATATCATATTTGTCTATATCCGCTACATTAATAGAAATCAAACTACAACTATGGTATAAACCATCTGATGTATAATTAGTTATTTTATCCTCAACAACATCTAAGCTATATTTAGTAGCTGGTTTAATTAGGCTATAACTTTCTTGACATTGTCCTGTACATAAACCATTAAACATACCTAAATGTTTTTTAGACTCTGTAAAACACCAAGTAGGTTCTATTTTACCTTCATCTACAATAGCTGTTACTTGTATAAACTGTTCAGCGTTTCTACTAGGTTGTCTTAATTTAGGTTGTAGTCTAAATGTCTTTAAACCAAGACTTAGTAAAGCTTGAACACCATTCTCTCCGATAAGTAACCTATAACTATCCTCACGTTTGTTTAAAGTAGTTACAACACCTAATGTCTGTAGCATCAGTAAAACATTATGTAAAAATATATAATTCTTGTCCTTTATTTGAATACTATAATCACCAAACAAAATACCATTATTATCCATAAGCTGTGCTAACCACCTTAACCTACTTTGTACTGTATAAGCTTTATCAGGTACAAAATAATCACCTGATTTAAGATTAGTACAAGAAAATTCTTTATACCCATCAATAATAGGTAAGTCAAATTTAATTAGTTTATCACCTATATGCAACTCATATGCACGCTTTTCAATAGTTTTACCCGCAATAGCCACATAAAATTTATGGTAAGGAGTACATTCAATAGTACCTCCGTTTGTTTCTACTTTTACTACTTTCTGTCCTTCACTTGTCTTAACAATAGTAGTTTCACTCCACTCACTACCATTCCACACATTCACTTGTTGGTCTTCTAAGTCTATAATCTCTTTATATCCATACTCTTTTGTTAAAATCTTAGTATCTCCAACAACACACAGATTCCCACAAGTAGCTACACCAATATCTTGATGTCTATTATCTATGTTTAAGTTGTCTTTGTGATTTATATAAAAATCTCCAGTTTCAATGTAAATCTCTAAGTACCTTTTCCATAATTCTTTAGCTTTTACTTTTCTAAAATGCTTTAATTTACCGTCTTCAATTAACTTTACTATTTTACTATAAGTGTCTTTAAAAGCATCGCCTATTAAATAAGGTATCACTACATTTAATAATTTACCTGCTTCATAATGGTCAAATTGATATACAAAGTCATCATTTAAAACTGCGTCTATAAACACATCATCTACAACAATTTGTGGGAATAAATCAAATGCTTTTAACCTTAACTCTCCTGCTGTTTCTGTTTTCATTTCTACAAAATCATTACTGTCTAAATGATACCAATCGATAGCTGGTGTTATAGCACCTTTCCTATTAGCACTTGCTTGTGTTACTGAATTAGCTATATCATTAAAGAACCTAACCCAATTCATTATATTACCAGCACTCGGTATTTTATCTGACTTACTTCCTTGTGGTCTTATAGGAGTAACATATACACCTAAACCTCCACCGGCTCTCGATATAACACCTGCATCCATAATAGCCTTTGCAATACCTTCCCAACTATCAGAAATAGGTAGAATAAAGCAACTACCTGTGTTACCATTAGGTACTCTTAAATTTCTTTTAAATGGTGTAGCTAAACTGATAACATTATTGTTAAGTAAATTAAAGTATTGTTTAGCTTTACTGACTCTATCTGTATAATTATTAGCTAAAATCATTGCATTAACTAAATTAGCCCATATAGGATATTCTGTTATGCTGCCATTTAACTTTAGTAGATATTTTGATTTTAAACTTGCTACTTGTGCTATTGTAAGCTCAAAATCTTGTAAATTACCGTCAATAAATTTACTTAACTCAGCTAAATCATCTTTCGTGTAATTACTTAAAAGATTAAAATTATACAAATTATTATCAACAGCAAATGTTGTTATAAACTCATAAAAATTATGATAGTCTAATTTAGTTTGTTTATAAACTTGTCTATATAATTGCCACATAGCTAATCTACCAGCTACTTTAATCATATCAGGTTCATCTAATGATGTAAGCTTTATAGCAGTTGTCATAATAACATCTTGTAAATCAGTTGTAGTTACTACCTCACTTGTTATTTTTAACTTACTCTCAATTTCGAGGGGATTAATATCTGTATCTTTACAAGCAAACTCTAACTGCCTCCTAATTTTAAGTACATCAAATTCCTCTAACTCACCACTTCTTTTTATAACGTTTTTAATCATCGTCTAAATTCTCCTTTTTGTTTATTTAGATTGACATTATAATCTAAATTCTACACATTGTCAAGTTAATTATACTCAAAGTATATATTTTAGTATTAAAAAAGCTGATATTTCACAGCTTTAATATAAAATTAACAAAATATATCATTATATAATATATAACTAATAACCACCAACACACCACTAAAAACAACAAAATACCTACTTTTGTTAAATCATCTTTTGGTTTTATAACATCTCTATCATTATAAATAAAAATACCTGCAAAAAACAAACCTACAATTAGATAATCTAATAATAGAAAAATCATCTCAACCTCCTACTTATTTCTTTACTATTTATAAACATATAATCATTCCTATAAACTAAAACATAAGCTACACCTGTTAAAACTAATGTTAAAATTATAAAATATATAGTTACAAGTAACCTAAATTGTTTATAATTACTATCATATAATATCATTAACTACTTCCTTTGACATATATAATATAGGTGCTAATATATATGTTATATCACTTTTAAATTTGACTAATTTTGTATCTATATATGCCTCTACAATATCGAAGTCTTCGTCTTTATCACAATATATAAAGTGAAATCTATCGTCCTTTAAAAAGCCTATATGACCACAACTACATAATCTATTAGTATAAAGTATATCATTACACTTATTGCACTTTACAGCTTTTACCCTATCCATTCTTTAACCTATCTAAAACTAATTCATCTAACTTTAACCTATCTTCATCAAATCTATCTAAGTCTTTAATAACAATAATAGGTATGTTTTTAGTTAATGTTTTAAGTTGTGAATTATCTCTTGTTAGTGAGTATTTTTGCTTCACCACATTTAAAGTTCTGTCAGAAATACCAAACACCTTAGCTATCTCTTTGTCTGTAAGGAAAGGTAATAATGATTTCAATAACCTTAAATCATCACCTCTCCAATTATTCTTTCTCTTTTTCATTTAAACACCTTTAAAGTACTACAATATCATTAACATTATAGCTTTTCTCAAATGTATAAATTCCATAACGCATTGAGGCTACTAAGTCGAAGTGGTGTCCTTTAACTCTCTTAAAAGGGTCAGGACTACTACCGTTATTAGTAGTTTCTTTCCACTCTATTAACTCAATCTCTGTAATTAATTGTTTCATATTGTCTGTAATAAATAGTTTTTCATTTCGAAATAACATATTTAAAGTGCTTATACCCTCTCTTACATTATTCTTTGCGGGATAAAAATATAAATCATAATTATTACTTAATGAAACAATCATCATTTTAGCTGATGGGTCACAAAATCTAACTTGTGGTTTAACATTCCATTTAGCCTCTAACTCTTTTATCTTCTGGGCTATAAGCTTTTCATCTAAACCACTTTCAGCAAAACCATCAAAAATGTAGTATTTACCATTTTCTACTTTTATTAATAAGTAAGCAGTGGCATCAACAAAACCTACATCTAATGCCCCAATAATTGTGCTATCTTTATCTATAAATTTTTCAACATTAGACAGAGGTATAACATTCACATTATGTTTAAAACTATTAAATACATCTGTACCTCCGACATCTATTAGCTCTGCCTCATACTCTCGTTTATATGTTGCTTCATCTAAAACAGCTCTTTGACTTTCTAAGAACTCTTTTGTGTTCATAGGATTTAACTTTGAAGGTAGTCTAAATGATACGAAACCTCTCTCTTTATTTAATCCTTTATAATAATACTGTTTATACTCTTTTGCACCACTCTTATATGTACCCGAACACACAACTCTACCTAAAGGTAAGCCTGTATTTGGTATATTACCATAAGACGCTAATGAGGGAGATAAAGAATTAAGCACAGCGTCGATAGAGTTCATAATTCCTGCTTCATCAATTAAAATTAAACTTGCTCTCCTACCTTCTGCACTATCTAATCTTGTTTGGTTAGCAACAACCATAGTGCTTCCATTTTCTAACTCTAAATGAAAATCACTATTATTAACACTCTTAAAACCTATATTTAATTGTTTTAAATACTTAACAACATCTTTAAATATAATACCTGCTTGTTTAGCATAAGGTGCTACAATAATAGTTGAGCTAAATGGTAACATCAACTCTGTTAAAGCTATCATAACTAATGTATGTGTTTTACCAAACCTCCTCGCAATAATAAGAATAAAGAAGTAATAATCTTCCCACTTATTGTCGTAAGAATCTAATATCAACTGCTGACCTTTGTGGGGAGTAAAACCTAACAACTTAAACATTTTACTTACTTTAGGTCGTTTAGTACTTAAAGCTACTTGTCTGTAACAATCTATTTCAGGATTTGATATAATTATATTATCTTCCATATCAATCCTTTTACGCTAATTGATTAAGTACATTGATAATTACATTCTCACCACCTGCACCTAATCTCTTTTTCTCAGTTTCTTTCATCATTGCATTTGTCGTATTTATAACATCTAAAATATCTCTACCTCTGCCTAACAAATCAGTCATATTTTCAGCATTCTCTGTTAGCTCATCTGTAAGGTCATTAAGTATCTCACTTTGCTTTACTTTAAGTAATAACTCTCTATGTTCTACAATTTCAACTAATTTATCTTTTATATTAGGTTTAACAAATACTTTGTTTATAGCTTTTATTGGTAAATCTAATTTATAAGCTATGTCTTTTCTTGAATAACCTTTAGTATAAAGTTCTAAGACTTGTTCATCTAACTCTGTAAATTTAACTAACTCATTCATCGTTATACCTTTTAGGTAATTTATTTGTATAACCACATTTATATTTAACAAACTGTATAAAATCACTGATAGACGCCACTACATCTGAATCCTTACTCCTAAGTTTTCTATAAGCCTCTTCACAAACATCACAAGTATTTTTATCGTCTTGAATACGTTTACCGCAACTGCAATATCTCCTATTTTTCTTTAATCTTACCATATTAACTCACCTTATCTCGATAGCTTGATTTAGCTTTCATACCACTACGAGTTAATGTTACTACATTTTGTGCTATAGAGGCTAACAATTCTATCGAATATATATTATGCTTAGCTTTCTTCATAAACTTAGCGTAGTCTTCTTCATTATCTTTAAAGTTAGCTGATTTAAAATAACTTACTAACTCTTCAGCAGGAATACTACATAAAATTAAGTCAAATAAAGTTACCATATCTTTATCTTTTTGTAAGTCAAAACTACCAATTAAAATAAATAGCTCTTTTACTTCCTCTCTATATTTTCTATAAGTCTTAATATCTACCTCTGCTAACCTTGCTAATCTATTATAGAACCCTACACCTTCCATAATATGATCAATAGTTGTTGCTCCTGTGTCTATTGCTATTGCTAAATTAGTAATAATCTTTATCAGCATTTTAGAGTGTATAGTTTTAGTTAAGTCTAAATAATACTCTCTTGTAAATTTAGAATAAACAGGATTATAATTATCCTCTGTAAAATTAAATACAGATAATGCTATGTTCTCTACCTCACTATTGTATAAAGGTATTCTAAATCTCTCATTCTCTCTCATTGCTATCTCCTTAAATTCTACATAACTTAATCCATTTCTATGTGCCTCAAACCCTAATAAAGTAAGATTACTAAGTAAAGCTTTATTCCTACCACCGACATTAACTTTACTTAAATCAACTAATTGCTTAGTTATAAACTTACTTTTTGTTTCAAAATTAAACTCTTTTATTGTGAATCTACTAAGTTTATTTAACATTGTTGCTACAACACAATTAACAATCTCTTTACTACTAATAAAATCTGTTAGATTAAATATAGTATTATTAAACTTATGTTCGTGTTGTAAAGGATTTCTCATTATATAACCTGCTGCATTCAAATCACCATTAAATAAGGCATTCATTTGTCCTACCACATATTTATATAAAACAGTAGATAATGAGCTTTTGTTAGCTATGAAATGGTCTAATGTAAATAATATGTGCCAACCTTTCTTAGTCTTAGTGATAAAAGAAGGTAATTTACCAAACTTAGCCGTACAAAACTTCTCAATATCTTTAAAAGACTTAAATTGTTTTCTATCATCAATATCAACAGGTACAACTTTACTACCTAAAATACCATTACTTGTAGGCTTAATTTGTATAAAATAAGCTGTATTGATAGCAATGTTATTAAATGTTTTATCTGTTGCCGCTTTCTTATCTTTGGCTAATGAGCACTGCATTAGCCTTTGGTTGTTTACATAATAACTTAAATGTTCCTTAGGTAGATTTTTACCTACTCTTTTTCTACCTGTCGGGCTATATTGTAATTGATGTTTATCTACACCTTTTAAAATAGAATTAAGCTCTGTTAACTCTCTATTAAATTTAGTCTTAGCTTTAATAACTCCTTTCGGCAGCTTAGGTCCACTAAACATATTAGAAAGTTCATTTTTAAATTTTGATTTTATATCATCTATTATTTGTTTATTCATACAATCTCCTTTTATTTATTTTTGTATCAGTAAATTACTTGTATTATATCAAATTTTTAAAGTAATGTCAAGGGTTTTATAAAGAAATTTTAAAAAACTTCACACTCTCTATAAGTATATTACACCCCACTGTACAAAGTTTTAGGTTTTTTATGTGTTGCTAAGTGCGATGACGCCCACCAATTAGGTAAGTAAGAAATTTGTAAATTTAAATATACTATAAGTATTATATACCTATTTCTGTTAATTTTAGTTTTAATGATAGCTAACGCGTTAGTGTAGTTTATAATGTAGTGTTGAGTAGAGTGACATAAATCAGTGGAGTGGTTGTAATTAGTTAGTCTATATTAGAGCAATATAAATGATAATTAAATAAACATAAAATAACTTTATTATTAGTATATATTTATTATATAAAATTTCCCATAGGGTATTATCCTTAATTTAGGGGTTTTATAAAAATAGGTGTAAAATAATGACATTGAATTTTATGGGTTATTTATACAAATTTCTTTATAAAACTCTTGACATTATTTTAAAAATTTGGTATAATTGTGTATAAATACACAAAAAGGATTTAGATGAAATCTATTATAGACAGACTTAGTAATGTAAGTTCTCGTAAAGAGAAAGAGCGTATTTTAACAGAACATAAAGAAAATGAACTATTTAAAAAAGTGTTAAAAGCTACATATGATAATAGTATAAAGTATTATATAACTGATTGTGTTTTCACTCCTACCAACGAAAACATAACATTAGATAATGCAATAGACTATCTGTTAAATGAAATAGCTACACGTAAAGTAACAGGTAACTTAGCACAAGAAACAGTTAATAAAATATATTCATCATTACCTACCGATGATAGATATGTTTTTAAGCTTGTTTTAGAGAGGAATTTAGGTTGTGGTATATCAACTACTACAATCAATAAAGTCTTCTCTGAGCTCATTACAGACCCTAAGAAACTATATATGCGTTGTAGTACGTATGATAAAAGTAAAATAAGTAAGATAGCAAAACCAAATGACCTATTTTATGTTCAAGAAAAGTTAGATGGTTTATATTGTAATTATGATATTAATAATCAAGACTTTATAACAAGGAACTTAAAACAATTACCTTTGTTTGTAAATCAGTATGAAGCTTTTGTCGATATTGTAAGGGGTGTTAATAACACACAACTAAGTAATGGTGATTATATTTTACAAGGTGAGTTATTAATTAAAGACAAAATAACTAATGAGATACTACCTCGCGAGGTTGGTAATGGTATGTTAAACAGTAAGAACAATTTATTAGATTTAACTAAGTATAAAGTAGTGTATTACGTGTGGGATGTGATAAGTAAAAATGTATGGTTAGGTAAGCAACAATCTAAACCTTATTATGATAGACTACAATTTTTACAAGATAATGTTAAGTTTCTTAACGATTGTGTAGTAGTACCTCAAACAATTCAAATATACCATAATGGGAGTTTTGAATCAGAAGTAGATAAATTATTAGATTTATTTTTAAGTAGGGGTAGTGAGGGAATTGTAATTAAACATAGTAAGATGTTATGGGAGGGTAAAACAAGTAAATATCAATTAAAATATAAAAAGGTGATTGAGGTTGATTTACTAATTACTGATTTATTAAATGGTGTTACAGGAAGCAATAAAGGTAAATTATCTATATTACACTGTGAGAGTTTAGAGGGGGAGTTACAAGTTAATGTCGGCATAGGTTTGAGTGACGAAGTATTAGAGGACATTAGAAATAATATGAATAATTGGTTAGGTAAGGTTGTAGCTATTAAAGCATTTGGTATTACAACTAATGATAATGGTTATAGTTTATTCTTACCTCGTTTTGTAGAGTTAAGGTTAGATAAAGATGAACCTGATAGTATAGATAGAATAAAAGAAATAGATAGTTAAAATAATTTTATTATTAGTATATATTTATTATATAAAATTTCCCATAGGGTATTATCCTTAATTTAGGGATTTTATATTTTTATATTAATTTTAATGACATTGGAAATATACAATAAAAAGGAGTTTAAATGAGTCATTTAAACTCTAAAAAGGTAGAATTGATAAGAGAGTTGGCTGAGTTAGTTATAGACTACTACGATTTAACTTACTTACCCAAAGATGATTTAGTTGAGTTAGTTGTGCGTGATATTAAGAAGTGTGATTTTAAAAGTAAGAAAGCAGTTATTAATAAAGTATTGAAAGTGTTTAGTTGTATTGAGTTGACAGATAACTTAGGGTTATCTTACTATATAAGTTTAAAATATAAGTATCTACCTAAGCAATTAAAACGTAAGTTGAAAACAAAATTTGTATAATAGTAGGGTAAAATACCGAGAGTATAATTAAATTTACAAGAAATTTTATACCTTATTTTAGGTATTTATTTATAATTTTAAGTAAAAATATGCTAAAAGTTTATACACTGATAGGCATTATACCTATAGAGAGCGTGGTTGATGAGCCACAAACAAAGGAAATGTTTATGGGAATTTTAAAAAACATATTTGGGAAAGATAAATCCCCGCCAAAACAAAGTAATGAATTTAAAAACACAATACCATTAGAACAGAAAGCAAGTAAAAATAATAGGCTATTAGTTGATAATGTTAGTAAACCTACCTCAACTACTTACACTAATGCTTATAAGAATGCTGATATAGTTAATGCGTGTGTATCATACAGTGCTGATATAGCAAGTCAAATAAAATTGAAAGTTATGACAGATAATAATGGAGAGTTAATCCCTATAAATGACAAGAAGATAAATGATTGGGTTAAACAACCTAATCCATTTATGAGTTGGGCAACATTGTTCCAACTTTATTTTCAAAGTTATTTAGTTACAGGGAATGCCTACTTAACATTTGAGAAAGTAGGTATAGGTTATGAAAGTTGGGTTTTAGACCCTACTAAAACAGAAGTAGTACCTGATACAAGAAAGTATATATCAGGTTATATCTTTGATTCACAAATTAGCTATAGAGCTTCCGAAGTTATATTTATGAAAAATGGAGATATAACAAATGGTTATTATGGTTTAAGCCCAATAGCAAGTTTAATAGATATGTTAAGCATTGAGGGTTATGCTGTTGATGATTTAAAAGATTTTTATAGTAACTCAATGATTATGCAAGGTTTATTTACTTCGGAGTATCAACTAAATGAAACTCAAATTGAAAGTTTAAGAACACAATTTAGAGCTTTATATGGTAAAGGTGGAGAAGATAGATTTGGTCATTTATTTATGGGTAACAATTTAAAGTATCAACCTATGAAAGTGAATGTTAAAGACGGAATGCTTTTAGATGCTTTAAATATAAGTGAAGATAGAATATATAAACTATTTAGAATTAATCCTATTCTGTTAGGAGTAGGTAGAAGTAATTCAGGTGATGATATTAGATTGGCTAAAGAAAATTATTTAAACAATTTTATAAGACCTTTGGTTAATAAATTAATAGGTGAATTTACTACATTCTTTAGACGTGTGCTAAAGAACAATAATGTAGAAGTTATTTGTGATTACTCTAACATACCTGAAATAACAAATGCTATACAACAAAAAGTAGATTATGTTAGTAAAGCACAACAAAACGGTATATTGAGTGTTAATGAAAGTAGAGATTTACTAAACTTACCAAAAGTAAGTGATAAGTGGGCTAATGAAAGGTTCTTACCTTCATTTTTATTAGGTACTCAACCTATTAGTTTGAATGGTGAACAAATAGATTTAAGCCCAACTAATCAACAAGTCAGTCCTTCAAATGCTAATGTTAATGGTGGTGGAGAGAATGATAATTTAAGATAATGGAGTTGTTATGAAGAATAAAGTATTTTTAAATACACAAACTAAATTATTGTCTAATGTTGAAGATGTGGCAATAATTGAAGGTTACGCTAATGCTAACACAAAAGATAGGGACGGAGATATAGTTATTCAGTATGGAATTGATTTAACTAACTTTAAGAAAAATCCTATTATGTTATATCAACACGATAGAAATAATCCTATCGGTAAAGTTGTTGCTGTTGAAGCTACCGATAAAGGGTTATATGTTAAATGTGAAATTTATAAAGCACTAAACCCACAAGCATATGCTGGTGTTGTTAATGGTGTATTAAAAACATTTAGTATAGGTTTTAGAGGTCTTGACGGGGAGTATAATGATGACACTGATACATTTTATTTTACTAAAAGTGAGTTATTAGAAGTTTCAGTTGTATCAATCCCAGCAAATCAAGATAGTATTTTTGACTTAGTAGAGAGTCCCTGTGGTGATGGTTTTTGCTTATTAGGCAAAAAAGGTTATAAACCAGAGGGAAGTATAAAAAAAGAAATACAAGCAAAGGAACAAGATATGTCAGAAGAAGTTGTTAAGCTGTTAGAAGAGATAGCTAAATCAAATAAAGAGTTATTAGCTTTACAGTTAGAAAAACAAGAACAAGCTAAAGGTGAAGAAACACCTGAGGTTGAGGAAGCACCTGAGGTTGAAGAGAAAGAGTTTAACTTAGTAGCTCACATAGAAGAGTTAGAAGTTAAAGAAGGACAATTTGAAGCTTTATTAAAAGCACAAGAAAAATTATCAGCAAAACTAAATAAATTTGTTGAAGAAAACATATAAACACAAGGAGTATTAATGAGTTTAGAATTAGTTAGAAACCTTAAAGGTGAAGTAGAATCACTAAAGAAAGAGTTAGAATCAGCGAAAGAAGCTGGAAGTAAAGTAGCTGAGCTTGAAAAAGAGTTTGGAGTATTTAAAGCAGAAGCTGAAAGACAAGTACCAACAGCAGAGAAAGAATTACCTGTTGCTGAACTAAAAGAAAAAGCAGCAAACTTAAAACTTAAATCTATTCTAACAGGTAGAGAGATGACAGCAACAGCTGAATATAAACAAATTGCGGGACAAATTGAGAAAGCAATTAAACCTTCTGATATTCCTAATTGGGTAGAGGAAGCATTCGCAAGTGAAATTTTAACAAAAATGGAACTTGATTTAAAAGTTGCTTCATTATTTGGAAGTTATACAATTCCTGAGAATGTTCAAGTATTATCAGTACCAAGATTAGACGCAGGTGCAGGTGAAGGTTTCTTAATTAATCCAGCAGATGACGCTATTGAAAGTGCATTAACAAGTGGTAAAGTACAATTCCAAGTTACTAAAATTAAATCATTAGTTGTTACAGCTGACGAAGCAAACCAAGAAGCAGTTATCAGTACTTTAATGGATGTTGTTAAATCTGAATTAGGTAAATCACTTGCGAGAGGTGTTGAAAAAGCTATTGTAAATGGTGACCAAGACACAGGTGATGATAACATTAACGGTGACCCTGCTGCGACTGACGTAACAAGAGCTTATGCAAAAGGTCTTAGAAAATATGGTTTAGTAAATACAGTAGACGCTGGTGGTGATGCAATCACTCTTGATGATATTAAAGCAGCAAGAAAAGCTATGGGTGTATTTGGTGTTAATCCAGCTGATATGGCATTAATTATCAATCCTGAAACACTTTATGATTTACTTGGAATTGATGAAGTATTAACAGTTGACAAAATTGGTTCTGATAGAGCTGTTTTAAGAACAGGTACAATCGCAAGTATCTTTGGTATCAATGTTATTATCTCTGAATATATCCCACATAATTTAGGTGCTGACGGTAAAGTAGCTGATGACGGTACAAAAACTGCTGCATTACTTGTACACTTACCTTCATTTAGAAGAGCAAAAAGAAATGCTGTATCATTAGAGCAAGATAGAAACATTGTAAATGGTACTAACTTATATGTTGGTCAAACTTACACTGACTTCAAAATGACATCAGTTGCTGGTAATTCAGTAGTATCAATCATTAACTTAGCTTAATAGTTAAAACATAAAGGCTGTTTTCCTTTATGTTACTTCCACACAAGCTTACAAAATATATTGTGATTTGTATGTTCAACAAATCAGTAAATTAATAAGGAAGACACTAATAAGTTGTCTTCATCTTTATTAGATAAATTTCATATAAAGGCTGTTTTTCCTTCTTTTCAGCCTTTATATGAAATTTTAATTAAAGGATTATAGATGAGTTATAAAGTACAACTAAAAGATAAAGGTTCTATGATTATTGACGGGGAAAAATACCCATTCAATCAAATTAGAACTGTAAGTAAAAAAGTATTTGAGTACATTAAAGTTACATTTCCTACTAAGTTTAATTTCTTTGGTGAGCCTGAGAGAAAGGTTGTTAAAACAAAAGAAAGTAAAGTTGAAGAGAGGGCAAAAGAAAAAGTAACAGAGGAAGGTAAAGGTTATACAAGAAAATCTTCTAAAAAGTAAGGAGCTATAAATGGCTGATAATAAATTTTTAGATGAATTTAAAGAGTACAAAGATATTCCTACGGATAACACAGATACTGACACTATTTTAAATAAAGTATTAGATGGGGCTGAAAGCTACCTTAAAACACAATACTATGTTTATTTAGAAAAAGAAAGTTTAACTAAAAAATTGAATGGTAAAAACTATAATTTTGTTGTTCTACCTAATAAGTATATTAGTTTAACTTCTGTTAAAATTGATGGTGTAGATATTGATTTAGCTAATTTCTATGTTTCAGGTAATTTAGTTTATTACATAAATAACATATTTAGTTTTGGTGTACAAAACATTGAAGTAGATTTTGACATAGGTTTTGAAGATAGTGATGATATTCCTGCTGACTTAAAAGTAGCTTTCTTTATTGTAGCTGATAAGTTGTACGAGAATGTACAACAAAATACTAACACGATAGATTACAGCGCTGATAGTAATTTTGGTAGAGTTAAAACATTAAATACACTACCTGATACTTTCTATCGTTTATTACAACCACACATAAGTCCTGTGCTTGGTGTGTAAGTTATGAGTAAGCTAACTACTGAGAGTATTAGATTACTTAAATACTTAGATGAACTATTAGCTTTTAATCATACTTTTGATTCAGGTATTGGAAAGAAAAAGATAAAAGGTGTTTCGGGTACTATGTATAGTGTGTTACTAAACACTATGGCTGAAGAGGTTAAAAAGGCAGAGAGTGAGTGGATAAAGGAATTAAAACCTAAATTATCTACACCACTACCTTATAAGTATAAATACAAAAAGCGACCACAAGGTAGAATGTTTCCTTTTAGAATACCTAAGTCAAATGATTTAGTTAATTCTCTATCGACTGATTTTGTAAGTAATTACACGAATGGTACTATTGACATTAAAGCTTGGGCTGAGATAAATTCATTACACGCTTTATTAACTAATTATGGTTTTAGTAGAGCAGGTAAAGGTACATCTAAAGGTAAGTGGGCTGAGAATAATTGGATGGAAAAAGTGTTTTACTCTGACAAACCTTATGGTAATAGCAAATATGGTTATGTAACTTCGTTTTCTACAATAGTGCATAATATATTTAGAAGTAAAAGATTATATAATAGAATTTACTACCTTAAAAAGAAATTAAGGGGGGAGTTAAACTTTGAGTAAGAGAAAAGATATATTTGATAAAATAGTAGATATTGTAAGTAACAATGATAACATCAAACACACCTATATAAACGTTGCACCTACTTGGGGTAATGTTAGAGTGTTTCCTGCATCTGCTGTATTATTAGATACAGAAAATATAGAATTAAAAGAATATAGTTGCTCTACAGATAGAGAACTAACTGTGCTTATATTGATTTATAATAAGCATAAGAACAATGATTATTCAGATATACTATCGGATATTTTAGATAGTATAGAGGATGATTTGAAGAACGATAGTGATTTAAGGGACTTAACTACTATTAGTTATCCTGAAACAATTACACAAGATGGTGGGATTTTATATCCTTTCACTATGGCAGAAATAGCTTTCAAGGTTAGATATTTTGAAAGCTAAAATTAGATAAGGAGCTTAAATGGCAAGAAAGACGAGAGGGATAGTAACTCAAATTAAAAAAGAGGATACTTTCAATGGTGGGGCTACATTTGATGATAGCGATGTAGTAGTAGCTAATGAGGCAACAATTACACCTAAAACTGATATGGTTGATAGAAAATTTTTAAACTGTGACATTGTTAAATTAGGTGGTGTACCTGTTAGAAATACAACAGATGGTACAGTTAGTGTTGAGATAGTTGCAGATACATCTGATACTGACACAGATTTCTTCGGTAAGGTTTTATTTGGTGCTGGTTTTGGTTATAAAAACGTACCAGGGCACGCAGGAGATGATACTGATAATGGTAAAGGTGGATTTGTAGGTAAAGATAGTGCAGGTAATGACGCTGATATGGTATCACTTGCTGATGATAATACAGCAGGTACTGATATTGTTTATTATGTTGCACATAAAGCAAGTGGTAATACTGCTGGTGAAGAATCAACTTACTCAATCGCAGTTAGAAAATTCTACGACGCTGACACAGTATGTTTATATACAACAGGTGTAAGAGCAAATAAAGTTGATATTTCAGTACCAACAGCTGATATTATTACAGCAAGTTTTGGTGTTGAAGGAAGTGATTATACAACTCCAACTGACCAAACTAAACCAGCTTGTAGCACAATTACTGCTGCACCTTTTGTAGGTAAAAGTGCTACATTCAAGTATAAAGGTAATACTGTAAATGCTATGGATTTACAAGTTTCAGTAGCTAATACAATCGCTAATGAAGATTCATTAACAAGTGCTGGTTATACTGATAAAATTATTACTGAAAAAGCAATTAGTGGTTCATTTAAAATCTTATTTGAAGATTTCAGTTACTTAGATGAGTTAAAAGAACAAACTATTGGTACACTTTATCTAAACGTTAAAGTAGGTGATAATGAGTTTGGTTTATATTTACCGAGAGTTAAAGTTCAAGATTATCAAGTAACGGATAACTCAAATATGTTAGTTGAAGCTACTGTTAATTTCATAGGTGAAACAGATACATCATTAGTACCTGCTCCTGAAGCTATTTTAGTGGGGATTAAATAATAGTCTGACTAACTTGTAACCCTTTTGGGTTGCTTTGTTTAAGAACATTAAGGTGAATTTAAACAAAGCAAAAATAAAATTAAGGAGCTTAAAATGGCAATCAAAGCAATCAAAAGACAAAGTGAATATAAATATATTCCATTAGAAGAAAGAGGAGAAAAGAAACCTACTACTTTCTATTTTAAACCATTAGATAAAGAAACAAAAGCAAGACTTGAAGATAAATTAGTAACAGTTAATAAAGATGAAACAATTAATATCAGTAATGCTACTTATATTTTAGAAGCATTTAGAATTTGTGTAGTTAAAGTTGAAAACTTTGTTGATGAAAAAAATAGAGAAGTACCTATCGTTAGAGGTAAAGATGGTTTAGTTGTATATGACTTTTTAGATATGCTACCTGATAGTATTATTCAAGAAGTAGGACAAACAATTATTAACATTTCAAAATTCCCAGATAAAGCTGACTTATTCTTAGGTGAATAAATAGGTAAACATAGCCTACCACTCCTACTATAGAGGGTCTTCGGTAGGTTTTTATTATATTTTAGACATTATTTGATTTTTAAAATATAATAAAAAGGAACACAATGGATAAATACCCTATACATAAATTAGAATTTACTTACAAAACTCATTTAGTTGATGAAGGTTTACCTGTAATAATTGAGTATAGAGTTCTATCTAAAGCTGAATTACTCAATTTACATTCAAAATACTACATACAAAACTCTCCAAATAATACATATAAATTTAAAATAGTTTATACTTCCCTCCTTAATGCTTACAAAGAATACACAGAACTACTTTCCGATAATGAACTAAATGATATATATAATAACATAGTAAAATACTCTACAATTAATGTAGACACACTTGAAGAACTTAAAGATAGCTTTACAATATCAAGTCACCAACCTTTACAGACAGATACATTTGATTGTGCATATTGTAAAGAAACAGGTTATTTACAGAAAACAAGGAATTGCGGGTATTTAACTGATTGTTCAGATTGTAACAAAGACTTTACTTACGTTATTGACGGTAAACTGTATAGACAATGCCCAAAGAGTTTAGTTAATACAATGCTACTTAAAGCTGGTTATGACTGTTATTTTATGTATAATAAAGGTTTATTACCCGAACAAGGTGGTATGTTAGACCAAACAGAGTTTTTTAACGAGGTTAGTATTAGTATGTTTAATTGGTTAAAAAAATATGAAAATGACATACTAAGTAAATCTGACGACCGATAGATAGAAAAGGAATATAAATGTTTAATAATGACAACAATAAAGTAAAGATAGACTTAGGTGTTGATTTTTCTCTTTTAGGGGAGAAGTCAGCCGAAGAGGCTTTTTACAAACTACAAGGTAAGGCTAAAACACTCACAGCCGAATTACTAAAATTACAGCAAATAGCGAGTAACACTGAATCATTTAAGAAGTATGATTTAGGTATTACAGCTCTTGCAGAGGACTTAGGAAAATTAGCAATAGATAGTAAGAATGTTGATTTAACAAGTGTAGCTAAAGAGGTAGCTTATTTAGAGAGCGTAACTAAATCACTTACTAAACAATTAACTACAATGAGTACAGCTGTTGAATCAGATGTGACTAAATCTATTGACGTACTTTCAAACAAATTTACACTACTTAACAAACAACTTATAACTTTTAAATCTCAAAATAATAACTTACTCCCTGATAATATGAAACAATCATTAACTACGAGGGAAACACAATTAAATAAATTTATTAGTACTATTCATAATTATAAAAAAGAGTTAATAAACTTACAAAAAGTGTATGATAATAGTTTAAATAATGGTGATAGTAATGGAGCAAAACAGACGCTACAATCTATTGAGTCTATTAAATCTAAGATAAAAGAATTAAATAAAGACTACACTATTTATAATAGTAGAGTTAGAGATAGTATTAAACAAGCTAAAGATAGTATAGTTGTAGATAAAGATAAATTAAATTATCTAACTAGATATAAAAAAGGGTTAATAGAGCTTGAAAGACAATATAAAGTTTTAGAATCATTTAAAGGTTATAAAGATGTTGTTGTTGATGATAGTATGTTACTTAACTCAAAGAAACATATAACAGACTTAAACGCTTTAATCAAAGACACAGATAATTTAAGTATGGATGACTTACTTAGTGGTTATAATAAATTAGACCACGCTATTAAGTCTATTAAACAGAATGTTAAAGATTTAGCTCCTGCACTTACAAAACAAGATTCACTTAAAATTATAAATGATTATGAAAAGAAATTAGCTAATTTACAGAAAACTATTAATAACAGAAGTCATTTAGCTCCTGACGAATCTATAAAAAAATCAAGAGAATATGTTGTATCATTAGAAAAAGAGATAAATAGATTAAAGAAAGCTTATCAATCTGAAACAACTGCATTTCTTAAATCAGGGCATACACATAACTCTACATTAATTGAAGCTAAGAAAAATGTTAATAGTTTAAATAAAGATATAGCTGTACTAACAGAGGGTTTAAATAAACAAAGCCACACTAAATTTTTTGGTGAGATAGCTAAAAGGGCTACTGTGTATATGGGGCTATTCCAAACTATTAGCTTTATTCAAAATACATTAGCTAATGGTGTAAGGTTTATAGCTGAGTACGATGGGGCATTACATAAACTACAAGCAGTAATGGGTGTATCAAACCAAGAAGCTAAAAGTTTAGAACAAACATTTATGCAGTTAGGGCAAACATTTGGTGGGAGTTTAGAATCTATTAACAAAGTAGCGTTAGATTTAGGAAGAGCAGGTATTGCTTCGAAAGATTTAGCTGATGCTACTAAGGTAACTATACAAATGGCACTACTTACAGGTGATACATATGAAGTATCAACACAAGCTATTGTAGGTTACTATACAACATTCGGTAAAATGGTAGCAGAGCAGTATAATGGTGCAAATGCTATGGAAGTTATAGGTAATAAGTTAGCTAAAATAGCCAATGATTCAAGACTTACAACACAAGACATAGCAACATCAGGGAACTACTTACTACAAATGACTAAAAATGTTGGAGCAAGTATTGATATGGTTGGTGCTTTACAAGTAGCTTTATCAAATGCAGGTGTTAACGCCTCTACAATAGGTACGAGTGTATCAAGATTTTTTACTATTTTAAAATCAGGTAGTAAGGACACAAAAGATTTATTCTTCCAATTAGGTATAAACACTAAAAACTTTGTAGCTGATTTAAAGAAAGGTGGTAAAGTAGGTAAAGACGCTTTCAACCAATTTTTAATTAAATTAAAACAAGTAGATAAAGTTAAATTTGATAACCTTACAAGTAACTTGCAAATACTTGACCAAAAAGCACTACTCGGTGTATATAACAATGTTGATGCTATTATTGAAGAGTTTAAAACATTAGGTGAAACATCTGCTGGTGAATTAGATTCAGCAAGTATTATAGCTAATTCTTACGTTAATATATGGGAAAGATTTAAAAATTTATTAGGTGAAATAGCGACTAAGATTAAACCTGTTACAGATATAGCTGTTAAAGGTTTACAGAGTGCTGGTTGGGTTGCAAGTTTAGCTATGAATCCTAATCAAACATTAGATAAATATAACATAGCTCAAAAAGCTACTGACATCACGACAAAAGAACAAGAGCTAAAAAGATTAGAAGCTTTACAGAAAGTTACAGGTAATTATACGGATGAGATTAGAAACCTTAAGCTTGAATTGATTAGTTTAAAACAACAACTTAAATTTCTAAATAATAGTTTTAGTACTAAGACCGTTATAGCAGACACAAATAAAGAATTTAGTGCTTATAGTAAATATGATAGTGTCACAAAAGGTGTTGAAACTACTCAAGATATAACAAATATGAGTAGGAGGTTCTTAGCTAACAATAAAGCTGATGAATTAGCTAAATACTTAGACATATTACATACTAAAAATGAAAAAGTGTATGATAAAGTGATGAATGCTTTATTGTCTAAAGCTAAAACTGATGAAACTTTTGGGTCTATGTTTAAAAGTGCTTTAGGTGTTTCTAATGATTTTTTAAATTATAGTATGAAGTTTCAAGAACTCTTAGGTAAATATGCTATGAGTAATAAAGCTAATGCTAATAATTTACAAACATTAGCTCCTAATATGAACTTAGACGTAAGTAAAAAAGGTACATTTGTTGGTTATAATGATATTACTTACACTGACGATAAAGCTACTAAAAGTAACAACACAGAGCTAATGAATAGTTTAGACCTTTACACTGCGATAGGTAAAGCCTCTACTAATTATTTAAAAGATGTTAAAGCTTATAGAAAAGAATTAGCAAGTATTTTAAAGTTATCTGCTGATGTTGAAAAACATGATTTAGCTCTAACTAAAAAGAACTTTAATAAACAAGCACCTAATGGGCTTAAAAACTTTATACAAGATGCTAAAAGTTACACAGAGGTTGTAACAAAACTTTCAGGTAAATTAGTGGAACTACAAAAAGAGAAAGCACAAGCAACTAACAAAACTGATAAAGACAATATTGATAAAAAAATAAACTCTGTCAAAGCAACTCTTAACATAGCTAAAGAAAGAGTTAATATAGACGGTACACAAATACAAATTAGAAAGAAATTAAACGTAGCTACTATTGATTACTATAAACAATATAAAGAAAAACTTGATAGTACTTATGTAGCGTTAACTAAATATAAACAAGTTAGTGCAGATATAGCTAATATAGAAAAACTCAGAGTTCAAGGTAAAATTACCTCTAAACAAGCTAATGAGTTAACACAATTAGCTGAAAGAGATAGGTTAGAAAAAGACTATCTTAAACTATTACAAGGTAAAGGCAACTTGTCTTCAGGTGATTTATTAAGTAAATTAGATAGTTTAAACAATGGTTATTCTGCTATCAACACAAAAGGTAAATACACTGATAGAGTAAATCAAACATCGGACGCAAGTACTACTGTTTATAACAAAGCTATCGGTAACTTTATGTCTAATGATTTGAGTTCTATTATTGAAGCAAGAAATAAAGAGATAGAACAAATCAAATTCAAAACTTTATTAGGTGAGAAATTAACTAAAAAAGAAAAAGAAAAATTAGATATTTTAGAAAAAGAAAACAAAGCAGACAAAGAGAAACTCTTAGAGAACAACTTACTTAAAGCAAGTGTAATGGCAACAGCTGATGTATTTACTAAATTAGGTACAGGTCAGTATAAAAATATAAAGTCATTCCTTAAAGATTTAGGTAATCAAATAACTCAAAGTATCACGAGTTCTTTAATGCAAAGCTTTACAAGTTCTGTTATAGATAGTTTAACACAAAGTACCACTAAAGCCGCGGTAAATAGTGCTACACAAAGTGCTGAGAGTGGTGCTACAACCTCTATAATGGGTACTGGTCAAAGTAGAGTAGGTAGAGCTATGGTTGCTTATGGTGCAGGTAACATAGCAGGTAGTATAGGTGATACTATTACAGGTACAAAAACAAAAGCGGGGCAATATGCTGGTTTAGGTGCAGGTACTGCAATGTTATTTGGTGCTACACCTCAAACTGCCGCCGCGATAGGTGTAGCAGGTTTAATATATGGAGGTATGAAAGGCTCTAAGGCTTTAAAAGATAGTGGTGTTAGTTTTAGTAGTGGTAGTTCAAATGCTACAAGTGGTTTAGACACATTTAAAGACTATAAAAGGTCATCTTGGTTTGGTGATAAAGCTTGGACTGAATATGAAACAGCTTCGTACGGTATTGTAAAACAAACACAAGATTTATTCAAAACTTATGGTTATTTAAAAGATAAATTAGGTGCTGGTTCAGATATTTATATACAAGCAGGGGATTATAATAATGGTGAGTTAGCTAAAGAATTCACTAAACAATTATTAAAACCTTTTACAAATAACTACGATAAAGTAGCAGATGAATGGGCTGATTATGCTGATAAAACAGACACAGACTTAAATCAATTAATAACAGAAAGTATGAGTAATTACTTTGCTGAGTTAGACAAAGTGAAACAAGCATACTACAAATCAATAAATGATAGTGTAGCAGGGGCTAAATTAGCTTTAACAAATGCTACTAAGGACTTAGACTACTATAAAGAATACTTAAATGTTGATGATGTGACATTAAAGAATTATGAGAGTTTATATAAAGCACAAATGAAAACAAACCCTACACCTGACACTATTGAGAATTGGAATCAGTTAGGTGACGCTTTAATTGCGGCACAAGAGGCAGAGAAAACTTACTATGACACATTAAGACAACAAACGTATGATGATAATTTGTTTGCCCAATCGTGGTCAAATTATGTTAATCAACAATTAGTAGATTATTCAAATAGTATTATTAGTGTATTTAACAGTATTTTAAATAGTTTAAATGACTTAAGAAATAGTTGGCAAGATGACACAGCTACTAACTATACTGACAGTGTTAAGACTTATTTAGAATCAAAAGATACTTTATTAGGTATGTATGATGATAAAGGTAATTTGAAAGATACCTATAAAGCCGAGGATGTACAAAAAGTATATAATGACTTTATATCTGCTTCAAACGCTTTGAAGAGTTCATCAGATGATTTAATAAACTTTGATACACAAGACTTAACACAACAAATAGCATTGTCTGATATTGACCAAATATCTAACCTAACTACAAACTTAGATACAGTAATGAAAGTTAATGTAGTAGGTAATGACGCTAATTTAGCTGTTAGTGACGACTTGAGTCCTATCCAACAGTCATTAATGACGTTAGAAGAGTATAAATACTTAACTCCTGATGATATAACAGACGTTGATAAAACATTAAAAGATGTAGTAGACGGTGTTGCTGGAGTTGCTGATAATGTTGATTCAGACAAAGATAGTACAGCTGATTTCTTAACTAAGGTTGAGGATGCTATTAATATATTGAAAGAGGCTAACATAGTTGAGGCAGGGACAACACAAGACACAATAAACTTATTAAAAGATAGTGAGGTAATTAATGCGTCTGATATAACGTTAGCGACTGATAATTCTACAGAGGATATTAAGAATGCTTTAAGTATTTTACAAGATACGGAAACAAGTAATCTAACTGACATTCAAAATGCTACTGAATTAATTAGTGGTAATGGCGAGTATGACTTAGACACTGTAAGAGCTTCAATTAAGAGCTTAGAGGATAATGAGGATATTAATTCTGATGATATAAACACAGCAGTAAATAACTTAACTGACGCAACTAACATTAATTTAGACGACGTACAAAATGCTATCACTATTCTTAATAATGACCAAAATGATTTATTAGACAGTGGTGGTATTAGTGTAGCTGACGCCTTAGCATATTTGACTGATGATAATGGTGTGAACTTAGAAGATGTGAAAGTAGCCTCATCAACATTAACAAGTGTAAATGGTTTAGATGATAACTTACCAATATCTATTGCTAAAGATGATATAGGGTTATCGTTAGATAGCACGTTAGGTGATGTATCTACTTACACACAAGCAACAGCAGAGGCATTAGGTGCTAATAAAGATATTACTTGGGATAATGTTACATTTGATAGTAATCTTTACACAGATGAACAGAAGAAAAATATCATTGACACCTTAGGTATTACTAATCAAGATGATTTAACAAGTACTTTACAAGATTTAAGTAACATTAAATATAGTGGTGGTGATTATCTTAGTCAGTTATCCGTGAATGATGCTAACAACTTAATATCTGAAATAAACAAACTAAATCTTGACCCTACATCAATTTCAGGGTTAGATTCATTATCTATGGCTAATTTAGATATGTCAGGTGTGGATGTTAGTAGTTTAGGTTATACAAGTTTAAGTGCAAATAATGTAGAAAGTTCAGTATATTCAGGGAATCCTGAGATTAAGGATTTAACAGATGGTGGTCTAATCTCATTATCTAAAACTAACAATGTCTTAGATACATTCAACAACTTAGACTCAGCTATAAATTATGATTTGTATGATACCTTAGGTAATTATATGACAGATGAAGATTATAGTAAATTGAGTGATTATTATAACGATAAGTCTTCATATATAAATGATAATGTAATTCAAGAATCTATAGATTTTTTACATTTATTAGACGCCCCTTTGGTTGATACACATAATTCTTGGAAAACTGCGTCTAATTTATTAGCACTATCTAATTTAGACACCGACGGTGATTACTCTGCTTGGTTAGACGCATTAAAGTTATTACCTGAAGATACAAAAATAAGTTATACTAATGGTTATAATCAAGACGACAGTATGACAGTAAAAGATATTTTAAATAAATATCCTGACGCACTTAGTTGGGCTGACCAACAAATACATAATAGATACTCTCCACAATTTGCAGATAATGCCCAAGAGTTTTTGAATAAATACTTGCAGGGGTTTTTAGGAGATACAACTCGTTATTTTTATAACAAGTATGCTTCACAGGGTTATGCTAATGGAGGTTACACAGGTATAGGTCAAGGGTACGCAGATGAAACGGGTGAAACCGTAGCAGGGATTGTGCACGCAGGTGAATGGGTTGCCCCAAAATGGATGGTACAACAAGTACCAGAGTTATTTGCAAGTTTAGAGGGTGCAAGAAAGAATAAAAGTATAAACAATAATACCTATGCTAACGGAGGTTTTACTGATTTACTATTAGATAAATCAACACCAATACAACCTATTGTTTATAACAGCACTACTGATTTAACAGAAACAAATAATATAATGAAAGAACAATTATATTACCAAATAAAAATGTATAAAATTTTAGATAGAATTGATAGAAATGGTGTTGGGACTTACACAGTTTCAGCTCCTGCTTAATAAAGGAGGATAAAATAAAGTGAATATATTATTAGAAAAAGGTAGGAGTGAGTTTTCTAACTCCTCTCTATTTTATGAGATAGAAATTTATGACGAAGATAATACATATGATGACGGAGATGAAGTTATCTACTTAAAAGACGGGCACAAATACACTTCTAAAAAGGATGGAAATGATGACCCTCTTGATGATGATGATAGTTGGGATGATAATGGGGAATGGGATAAAGTTTATATCTATGATTTTTGGGAAAATGGGAAAGAGTACAACAAATTAGATTTAGTAAGGTCTGGTTCACACGGTTACCAATCATTAGTAAGTAATAACACAAAACCATTAGATAACACCGAGTATTGGAATGATTTAGGTGAGGATAAATACTATCACACAATATGGGATAGTAGCACATCTTATAGTACAGATGATATAGTTATCTACAAAAAAGATGATGATTTCTATTACTTATTTCAATCTATGAAAGATGATAACGATAGTGAGCCAACTACTAATATAGATTGGTATGAACTAACAACTCAAAATGCTTACAAAGCTTTTGATATTTATCTAAATACACACACAACAGCAAAAGATAGTTTATCAATTTGGTTAGACTTAACTAAGTGTAATTACACTGCTTTATTATCTTTATTAGGTGAGAAAATAAGAATACGTGCATACTCTTCAAGTATGGAAAAATTAGATGATATTGAGATAGACTTAGTAACTAACATAGAAGGTTGGGAGGACTATTTTTATGGAGATTTAGATGAGTTTTTAAGTAGTGTGTTTGAGGATATAACATATTCTTATACAGGTTATCTTAGAGTAGATTTAACAGGTTCACAAAATCCTATATTATTAGGTAAAGCCTTAGTTGGCTATAAAAAAGAATTAGGTGCTACTTTATTAGGATTAAGAGGAAGTATAACCGACTATTCTACAAAAGAAACAGATGATTATGGAAATATATATTTGAAACAAGGAGCTTATGCTATCGAGAGTTCAGGTAGAATAATGGTAGATAATAATAACTTAGATTATCTATTTAGAAAGTTAGCAAGTTTAAGAGCTACACCTGTGTTGTGGTTGAGTGGGGCAGAAGATACATACAAAACATTAAATACATATGGTTACTACAAAGATTTTAGTATCATATTCGATAACAATGTTACATCAACTTGTGATTTGACAATACAAGGTATTATATGATGAATATAAAAGATATAGAAGGATTAATAAATGGCTAAAATAAATCAAAAAATAAGTACTTTACCTGATGTTAAAGATAGAAGAGATGCGGATTTCATACAATCTGCTGATACTTTCTTAGACATCTTACCTAATTTTAGTAGTGAATTAGATACATTCGGTGCAGAGGCAAATAACCTTAGGGATGAAGTAAATGATTTACAAGAAGCTACTAAGAGTTATAGAGATGAGGCTTACAAAAAAGCGGAAGAAGCAAAAGCAGTAGTTATTCCAGAGGAGGCTACGTATAGTGAAGAAGAAATAGAGTTAAGAGCTTTAACAATAGGTGAAGCTCAATTTAAAGCTTTACAAGAACAAAGAAAAAAAGAATATGCTGGAAGTGGTTTTGTTGAATGGGGTAACAACCCAGTGCATATACCTTTGATAAACCAATCAATGTATGTTCATTATGATGATTGGAAATCAATGTATATGACTTACGGTGGGTTAACAGAGTTAAATATAAATGGTGATTTAATAAGATTAGTAAGTATTAATTATGCTGGGGCTTCAAACAAAATAGGACTACCAAACCCAACTACTTCATTATTCACAATCACTAACTCAACTTCATTAAATGGAGATATGAAACAAGGTGATTTCGCTATCTTAAAAGATTTAGATAGAGAATTAGTTACTAATGGAACTTTTGATGATAACATTGATGGTTGGGTTTTTAATCAGTGTGATGGGTCATATGATGACGATAATAATAGAATGAAAGTTGAGTGTACAGATGAATACTCTGTTATACTACAAAATGACGATAATAGAAAACATTTGATTAAAGATATTAAATATTTGATTAAGGTAAAAGTCGATACTGATGAAAATCCTGACGATATGGTATTTTTAGAGTATTCATCAGGACCAGCAACTTATCATCATTTTAATTTTGATAGTAACGGTAATGGTGTATTAGAGTTTATTCCTAAATCAACATTTAATGCTTATAAATTTTTTATTCCTCATAAAAAAGATAAAGTATACTATCTAGACAATATCTCAATCAAACAAGTAGAAGAACAGCCTATTGTATCATTACAAGACACAACAGAAGGTATCGATGTTTATGAAAACTCTTCATTATTTGAAGCAAGAGATAGTGTATCGAGACAAGACTTAGTATTCTTAGAATCATTTGAAGTTGATGTAACTACGAGATTAGCTTACCCATTTGGTAATACACAATATAGAGGTGGTAATGTTGATAGACTATCTGGTATTGGTGAAGGTGATTTTGAAGGTGCTGATACTTACTCATTATTTGGTAATTGGCAACAACCTGGAGATTTAGTAGGGAAAGGCTATAAATGGGACGACCTTAGCATTGAAGACAAGATTAAATTTGTTAGTAATCCAGAACATAATGTATATCTTAGTAAAGATGGTAAGTTTATCCAAGTTCAATACAGAATTAGAGTTGTTAAAGGTTTAGGTAATGAATGGAGTAATATAGATCCTCAAATTATACATGGAAGATTAACTTACGATAGTAGTGCCAATAACAGAGTTCAAGTAAAAGGTTGGTTAAATAATATAAGTAATGATACAGGAAAATATAATGAGTTTACCTCGTTAGGAGAATTTTATAATGAACCTTCTTATTATGAAATAGAAAACGGTATTTTTAAAAATAATGCAAGTGATTTAGACGACGAAAACAAAGTATTTGCTCTCCCGATAGCACTTGTTCAAAGGGTAAACGATGGAATTTTTCATAAAATCTATAACCTGCAAGGAACAGCTTATCTAATCAATGACAATGGTGATGACTTAGTACCATTCGAAGAATTTGCTTTAGATAATACATACATCACAAGCTTAGAAGATTGCTTTAACATTTCTAAAATTGCTTATAAAGATAGTGACGGGAATTATGTTAAGGGAGATGATGATTCTGCTGTAACGAGAACAGGAACTATCGCAAGTGCTATTACTGCTAATGAGAGTGGTAGATACTCTGACGAGATTAATGAAATGGATGTTGAAGATTTAAGAATGTCAGCACATAAAAAAGTGTTAAAAGAGATACACGATGTTGAAAGAATGACTGACATAAATGGTAAGAGAAGAGGTAAGGAAACATCTACTTATTTTAATGGAAATATAGATTTAACTGATAAAACTGAGTGGAAACATTACCCTAATGATATTGAAGATATTACTTACTTATCAGAGAAAACTCACCAATTCAACAACACACTAATACAAACAGACATCATTGGAGATCCAAGAAAACTATCAGATAGGATTGAATATACGGTAACAGATACAGATGAAACTATTTCAATTCATAAAAATGAATATATTAAATGTGATGACGATACAAATAATGGTGGTACAACAGGACATTTATATAGATTATTAGCTGGTGATATAAGTAATATCCATAGTAACTCAACTGATGGTGATGCGAATACAGAAGATGGTCATATTGATTTCTCTGATACTGATGTATGGTTAGACTTAGGTGATGATTTAACTACAGGCGGGTATAAAGATGAGTGGTTAGAGAAAGGTTTTAATGGAACCCCTTTGATTGTTGGAGAGAATGGTGAGAGTTTACTACCTATTGCTGTTGGAATATATGACGACACAGCTTTAAAAATAAAAGTTATTAAAAAATATGTAAATTATTATAAGTTGTATGTATCTGATAAAAATGGTAATTTTATTAACTACAGTAAAGGTGACTTACATAATCAAAATAAATATAATGTAAATAATACATTAAATGTTTATTACATAAATATAAATAATTCTTATTCAGATTTAGGTTATGATTCAGAACAAGAAATGTTAGATTTAATGAAAGTAGTTGTTATATATGAAACACAAACAAATACTATGGAATTAGCCAATAATAGTAAAGTGTTAGATGTTTATCCGATGGCTGAAAAAGGTTATAGTAGTGATATAAACGAAGGTGTTTTTGTTACAAGTAATTTAATAAATAAGATACCTACTAATGGTATTATGTCAATAAATACTGAAAGTCAAACACTAACATTTACAAAAGTATCAGATAATACCTTAGATGGAGGTGGTGTTATGATACCTAAAAATAATTCATTCGATTTTAGTAATTCATCACATATGCCACAAATCAAACAATTCACATACTTAACACAAGAAAACAACAGGCTTTATTTACAGTATGTATTTAAAGAACTTAAATATGATGATGATACACATACTTGGGGTGATGATAATAAATTCCAAATAGTAAGTAATGTATCAACAACAACTGATGACAATGGAAATACAGTATTATACGGACAAAAAAGAATTCCATTACCTTATTTCTACAACGAGGAGGATTAATATGAGTAATCATAATAACTACAAGATCAAAGAAGATTTAGACAGAGTTGTAACTAATAAGAAACCAGAAAGTGTTATAAAAACTTTCTTTGTTTCTTACAAACAAGGTTTAGCATATCAAGAATTTATAGATAGTGTAAGGGTAGAATATAATGAAAAATACCCTAATGATATTAATTATTTAGTTTATGATAAGCTAAAAACTATTATTGACGAAAATGGTGAAGAGCAGTCAATACCTGATATAGATAATCCTAATGACTTACCTTTAAAACCTACATTTAATTTATGTTTACAAGGAGTATTAGAGCATTACACAGACCCCGTAATATCAGACGAAGAGTTTAATGAATTCTATAAACCTTATAAGAGAGAGTTATTAAACAAACAAAGAGATGAGGAAGTTGCTAACTTAACTATTGACCTTACTTTAAACGATGAAGTAGTACCTTTTGACGCAGATGAAGTATCACAACTTAGAATTACAAGAGCTTTACAAGTGTTAGAGGATGATGATGACACATTAGATTGGATTGATGCAAATGGTGATATTAGAACACTCACAAAAGCACAAATCAATGAAGGACTTAAATTAGCAAGTTATAAGCAATCAAATATCTTTATGCGTTATGCTAAGTTAAAGGAAGAATTATGAAAAAATTAGCTATATTAAGTTTGATTTTGTTACTCCCTATTACATTTTTATTTGCAGAAACTAACAATTTCTTAGATAAAGACTTTTGGGAAAGTAAAGACAAACAAGAACACTTCGGAGGTTCTTTTGTTTTATCAAGTGTTATAGTCCCTGAATTATACAAAAGTTTATCAGAAACAAAACCAACGAAAACAGAGGTGTTTCTAATATCTGTAGGCTCAACTATGTTAATAGGCTGGGCTAAGGAAGTTCGTGACGGGCAAGGTTATGGTAATAAAGATATAAATGACTTAGACGCAGATGTATTAGGTGCTTTATTAGGTGCATTTGTTAATATCACAATTAGGTGGTGATGTGGAACATAAAGTTATAGTAGCCTTTTACAAAGCTAATCAACCTAAGGCTACTATCTTTGATAAATTAATAGCTTGGTACACAGGAGGAGCTTATTCACACGTAGAACTAATTATTGGTAGTATTATGTACTCATCATCAAGTAGAGATGGAGGTGTTAGGTGTAAAACACATAGTTTTGACAGTGATGTTTGGGACTACATACAGATAGAGGTAGACAATATAACAGAAATCTTATTATTTTATTCTCTAACTGAGAATGCTAAATATGATTGGTTAGGTGTGTTTAGATTTTTAAACCCTATTATTAAACAAAACCATGAGAAGTATTTTTGTAGTGAGTGGGTAACTAATGCACTACAACGTGTAAACAAACAAATGTTAAAAGTAAAACCTGAAAATATAAGTCCAAACGGTTTATATAAATTATTAAAACAGAGATGAAAGAGTAAGAAATGGTAAAGTATGAACAAATGAATGATATACCTATAATGCTATATATTATAGTGTTTGGTTTAGGTATGTGGGGAGCTATCCTAAATTACTTTAAAAGAGAAGACGATAAAGTTAGCAGGACTAAGTTACAAAAATTAGGTATATTTATACTTGATTTAGTGTCAAGTATGGGACTTAGTGTTATAACATTTCTTTCTTTATTGGGTTTAGGTATGAACGACATTATAGCTGTAGCTTTTAGTGGTTGGGTAGCTCATCAAGGAACAAGAGCTATTTATTTAGTTGAATTAATAATAGCAGAAAAATTAGGCAGTAAAGTAATGAAAGACGAGGTCTTAAAGTACAATGAAAAATGAATGTAAATTAGACTTACATAAAGAAATAGAGAAAGCTAAACGAGAGGCTAAGGTTAACTTACTTGTTACTATCTTAGCTTTCTCTTTAATTATATTATCTACTCTTTATGTATGACAAAAGGAATTAAAAATGTTAAGTACATTAGTTACAATGATATATGAAATGAGTATAGCTATATTAGGTAGAGTAGCTTGGACGGCTGTATTTGAAAGATTCTACACAAGACTACTTATTTATAGTTTAAAGAAAATACAAACTATGAGTACTAATGATGTAGTAGATTCAACTGTTGAAGACATTATAAATAGCCTAAAAGGTAAAAAATTAGCTGTGGTAGATAAAGGAGTTTAATATGCTCCTTAAAAAGATAGATAGATGGATAACAGCTGACGAAGATGTAGATATTGCTGATGAGATAAACTCTATGAAATCAGATGTTAATGACCTACAAGAAGCTGACGATAACAAAGATGAAGACGGAAACTACGTAGATATTATCCACGGAGAGATTTATGATGATAGAACTAAACAAATCTTCGAAGTTATATGTGATTATGGTATAGACTATTACAAATTAAATGCTTATTACAAAGTAGATGATGATACTTATATTACAGGTATTATTGATTCTACCCCTTTCCTCCCTGTTATTAGGTATTTACAGCAGGAAGCATTTAGTGTAGGGAGTGTATTATGATTGATAGCCCTGCATATAACACATATTTTATAGGTCAAAGTATTGTTAAAGGTATTAAAATTAAAAGTAGTTTTTGGACAAGACCTCGTAGTAATGATATAAAACTTTATATATCACTTACTATTGACCCACTAAATAAAACTGAATTAAATGTAGGTGTAGTTGAAGACAATGGATTTTATTGGACTAACCCGTTTACCTTAGATGAAGTAGGAGAGTATATAATACATTGGTATAGTATGTCTTACGGTATAGACTATAAACAAACATTTACAGTGATACCTTATAGTGATTTAAACACTGCATTAGAGGAATTAGAGAACAAACTACAAACAAGTCAAGATAGTATTACACAAATCTTAATTAGTTTAGGCGAGAACATAGAAGCGACTAAACAAGAGATACAATTAGATAACAATATAGGTAAAATTGTATTCTGAGTATTGACCTAAGTAAGTCAGTAAACTACTTATATTTTTAAAGGAGCATATATGGCTAACATTAAGAAAGCAGGGGTACCATTTATTGTAACATTAGATTTAACACCAGATTTATCAGATAATGCTGATAAATTTAAAGTTATTTTAAGAAAGAACATAGATGGGTCTGAAACTACAATAGTTGATGGTAGTGACGGTGCAGAGGTTACAGAGTTAGATAGTTTAGCTGGTACATACCAATTTGAAATGATGATTGATGAAGTAGGAGATTATACTTTATTAGTTGACGCTGATATTACAGCATTTAATAAAGTGGCAGCAGCATTCGTTGTTACATCAGCAAGTATTGACGATGTTAAAGCAGTTGTTGATGATAGTTTAGTAAAAATAGAAGCTATTAAATCACAAGTTGATTTACTTGATGAAGATGGATTAAATGCTATTGTTGATAAAACAAATAGCTTACAAGTTACAATAGAGAACATTAGAGATTTAATTACTGATGTTACAGCTACCATTAAAGTAAGTGGTGATAAAACAGCTGATGTTAATAACGGTGATGTGTTAAGTGGGGAAACTACTAATGCATTAGGTAATGTAGTATCTTCAAGTTATGATAGTGATAATGATGTAACAGCTATTGTGTTAGATAATGTTAAAGGTATATTTGATGTTGAAACACCTGAAAACTTATACAATGGTGATGTTGATTTAGGTGGTATTAGCGAAGTAGCTTATGGTGGCGGTGCAGTTGACAGTGTAATGGAATTTGTGAAATCATTAAATGCTGAACTTACAGATGGTGCAAGTGGTTTAGAAGCCTTAGCTACATACTCTAAGGATATTGAACATATCTTAAACGGTGATGATACATTAGAAGACGGTAGTGATAACCCTACTGCAGGTAAAGGATTAGTAGCTATATTTAATAATGTTGATGGTATTAGCGACGACATAGCTGATTTATCATCACAATTAGATAGCGTAAAATCAGACTTAAGCGACGCTATTAATAGTGCTAAATCTGATATTCAAGATAGTGTACAAGCTGTTAAGGACGTGGTAGACGCTAATAAATCACTATTAGAAGATGACACTTATGGGTTATCTGCACTTAAAGACTTAGTTGACCAACTATCAACTGATTTAAGTGATGACACTAAAAGTATAACAGACATCTTAAATGATGACACTTATGGGTTATCTGCGTTAAACGATACAATCACAAATAGATTTGATTCTGTTGATAGTGCATTAGTTGATGTTAATGCTAAATTAGACAACTTAGGTGCTATTGTTAGAACAAACGTACAAATTTAAGGTTAGGTTTTCCTTTCCTTATTTTATTTATTTTAAAGGAATACAATGTGGTATATAAATGAAGACCATAGTGTTACTATGACTTTCCCTGAAAATGCTGATTTAACCTTATATCTTAGGAAAGATTTAAACGACTTTAAAGAGTTAGATGTAGACATAGAAAATCCTGAAACAACTATTTATCAAACAACTATAAACATAGAAGAAGAAGGAAATTACACTCTAAAAGTTGAAGATAATAACTCTAATATATTTATAATTAAAGAGTTTAAAGCTATCAAGAAAGAAGTATTTACAGATAATGATAGAACAACTCTTAATACTATAACTAGTAATATAAATCTATTATTAGACATAGAGCAAGGTAATTGGCAAATTAAAGATAAACAAATGATATTTTATAATCGTGTAGGTGATGAACTTATGAGATTTAATCTATTTGATAAAAATAATATACCTTCTGAAAAAGTTGTATATAAAAGGGAGAGAGTATGAAAAATGAATTAATAAGTAAGATAAAATTAGATGAGGGATTTAAAGGTACTGTGTATAAAGATAGTAGAGGTTTTCCTACAATAGGTTATGGGACTTTACTACCTATCACTGAAATAGAGGCTGAACTATTATTAGAATATAGACTTGATTTAATTGTACAAGAACTAATCAATAATAAACCTATTGTAGTAGAATTACCTGACGAAGCTCAAAATATATTATATAATATGGCATATAATATGGGTGTACCTACATTACTTAAATTTAAGAAAATGTGGAGAGCCTTAGAGGAAGAAGATTTTAAAACAGCAAGTGCTGAAATGGAAGATAGTAGGTGGTATCATCAAGTAGGTGATAGAGCTAAAGAATTAGTACAAAGAATGTATAATGTTAATAAATAAAGGGCTAACTGATGAAAGTATCATAACACAAGGTTACGGTTGGTTACCTGAAAGTATAAATGATATTATTACATTCTTTGTGGACTTATTTACAAATTTAAGGTATCAAGATGATAAAATACACTATTGATATAACACAAGGTATTACATTATATGAAACATTAAATTTAGGTGTAGAACTTAAAGAATACATAAATAAAAATATCAAATTTAATATTATTTTAAATACAGAAATTGAGTATGAAAATGATGTTATTAAATTTACAAGGATAGATGATGAGCAATAACTACAATACTGTATATCAATTTGATATAGGTACAAGATTTGATTTTAGTATTTCCGTAGATATAGATAAAGTAGATTTAGCTAAACTATATGTACTTAAACCCGATAACACTAAAATTGAAGTTGAATGTGAGTTAGACACAGAGAATGGATTAATTTACTATGTAACGCAAGAGAATGATTTAAACTTAGCAGGAACATATCAGCTACAACTATATTGTGAGCTTGATGACGGTTCGTGGAAAGGGAGAGGACAAATTATAAAACTCCCTGTAAACAAAATTATATAAACTATAATTATTATTGAGGGCTTTACTCCTATTATTTGCTTTGATTGTTTTAAAGCCCTCAGTTATTTTTATTCAAATATGTTACCTTTAATTTCTATTGTATCTAACACAGTTAAAGGGACAAATTCTTCTCTTACCTTATCATCAATTAAAAAGGCACTACATCTTTCATCATAATATACAACACCCTCTGTACTAAAACCTAAACTTATGGAAGAGATATTCACAATATCTCCTACATATATTTTATTATTGTGGGTGTCTTTTAAACCTATGTATTGACCTAAACTATTGTCAATAAAATAATCACCAAAACTAAATCTAAAAAATCTTTCTAACTTGTAAGTATTAGTTTGTGTAAATAAATCTTCATTATTTGTACCATAAATCCACTCATTTGTTGTCTTCATTTTACCTCTAAACTCTAATATCATAATATACCCCTTTAAAACTTAATTAATTTTTGATAATTTAATTCCCCATACTCATCATAGCTTAAAATTAATTGAGAAGGTACTTCTTTAATAAACCCGCTATGGAAAGCATAATCATCCATACCAATCATTGAGCCTACTGTGCAAGCTAAACCTCCGTTACTCATTAGAGCTGATTTATATTTATGGAAATGCCCATTTAGTAATAATGTAGGCTCTACCTGATACATTGTTTTACATAAATCTATAACTTGTAATAAACTACTCGGATTACCTACGTCATATTTCCTAATAGTATCAGAGTGGAAAGCAAAACCATAGTTATTATTAGGTAATTTTATTAAGTTAAACCCACTAACGTCGTAGTTTATACATACTCTTGTACCTTTAAATACCTCTTTTAGAAATGAATAAATTAAGAAATCAAAGTCATAACCTTTTTTATAAAATGCTACATTTTCACTCAACCTTGCATGATTACTATTTGTTAATGTGATATGAATGTTCTCAAATTTAGTCTGTAATGGTAAAACTAAACCACTAAATATACTTACAAACTTAGTGAGTGCTGACACAACAGGTAATTCTCCTGTGAGGTTTGATTGATGAATTACACCTTGTAAAATATCACCTAAAACTACAATTTCAACATCTCTTGTATGTTCATTGTTTAACATTGTAAAACATTTATTTAATCTTTCCTCTGCTATCGATATATTATACTCATTCACACTACCTACATCTTCCTTTTCGACTAAACTACCTAAATGTAAATC